AAGGCTACTCACTATGCTTTTGTGTTGGAGGGTATGGTAGTAATCCTACCAACAGACCAACTAAAAGAAATAACCTATAGTAATGGAAGACCTATCGAATGTAAGATAGAACCTAACCCATCTAAGGGATACTTAATCAAGCTATCACACATTGTAGAGTATCAGCTAAAACTTTCGGGGCATCAAAAGTGAGCTTCGTAATCCCTAGTATAAGATATAAAGAGTAGGAGAAACACATGGTTGTTTTTGGAATTATATGTCTGATAACGTCTGGTTTGATATGGTTTTTGCTATATAAAAGATAGCCACTTATCCACAGATATCCACAAACTTATCCACATTTTATCCACATAAATCTTACTGATTATTTAGATAGTGATTGGAAAGAGAATATGGGGATTGGATAATGGATAACTGAGCCCATTATTAACAGGCTTCGTAATCATTTTATCCCCAAACCCCCTATCCCCATATATCCAAACACCTAAAACCCCTATAAATATACCCCCAAAAACATAGCAAAAATGTCCCAAAACATTAAATAAATAAACAAATATATCCACATTTGGGGAAAAATAAACCGATATCGTAATGTTTTTATATAGGGTGTTTATTGTATATTATACTAGGGAGAATCAAGACGTATTCTCTGTATACCCTGGCATAGCCAGCCACTACGTGGGGGTAGCTAAACTATACCTGATACGTATATATACTATACTAGGGATAAACACTATAAAACTTTCAGCGATTTTTTGAGCTCCATCGTAATGTCTTTTTACAAACAAGATAAACAATGTTTGGGGAAATTTGTTACCCTATCGTAATAAACTTTTGGGGAAAAATGTCCGAGGTTCGTAATATAATTGTTTGGTATAACTTGTTTGGATTCGGGCTCTGGCTCCCCCAAAGGGGAGACCAGTCTACTTGTCTAACAAATCTGCGATAGTTTCAAAACCGCTGTCTTCCAAATCCAAACCAGCAAGCAATAGGTCAAATGTTTCATTGACAAACTTCTCTGCTTGTGGAGTAACCTTGACGATACTGTTGCTAAGAGCATAAGCCAAAGGCAAGCCTAAGTCGTTATACTCAACAAAATCAGTAAACTCTTCGTCTTGGCGATACTCTAGCCAAACTTCCGCTAGTATGTGGCACTTGTTATCGAATGAAGTTTCCATTATCTTCTCTTTCTGCTTTCGCACTTTCCGCTACAATCTGTAAGCGTCTGTATGAAACGCTTTCCGCATTTCTTCCAATGTATTCGCCAACCTGTTCTAAGTCAGTTCTAAGGTCAGTAACTAGGTCAGCAATCTTCTCTGCTACTTTCTCTTCGTGTGTTTTTATCTTACGCATAAATCTCCTATTTAGTTGTGCTTCGATTATACCTTATACCCCAGACATTATGGGGAAGTTTGTGGGGGACTAGGACAAGAAAGGAAAAGAATCCCAGTCCCCCTGTAGAGCCATACCCAACCCCTTAGATATTCTCTACTGTGATAGGGAGTAAACTCAACCTACCAATTCTAAACTATACTTGCTAGCATCTGGTAACGTCTTCAGCAAGCTTGCAAGCCTAGGTGGAGCAATCTGTAGAAAGTTCTCTAGAGTGTCCGTCCAGTCATAGCCGTACTCTTTTTCTGGATACTGTGACCGTAGGTAACGTGCTTCTGCAAACGTTGTCTTATAAAGAATATTAGTATAGTCAGTCTCAGTTCTACCGTCGTCATGCTTGGTCCAGACTACTGGGTTGATTGATAGAACATCTGCACTAACATACTCTTCGTGAAGTTCGTCATACACCTCTTCGAAGTAGATGTTTAGGTCCCAGTCTTTAATCATTGTAGACACCTTCCTGAACATCCAAAGCAGTTCGCTGTAGAAGTTCGTCAAGATAGTTAGCGACTTGTCCTTGAACATCGTCAATGATACGTAGCCATAGTTCATCTGATAGCGGTAGTTCTACTAGGTCAGCGTCAAGGTAACTCTCAAAGTTCTCCTTGTCAATCTGCCATTCTTCAAACATTCTGGGGTCCATAGATTTCTTCCATTTCTTCTCGTGTGTCAATCCAAATAGTGATGTAGCCATTGCCACGGCATTCATCACAATCGATTATACCCTCACCCTCAGACATACAATCACATTCCTTGTCAATACTGACAGGAATTTCAATCAGGTCATCCCAAGGCTTTACAGTGATGTAGTATTGGATACGGTTTACTAGGTGGTAGCCAGATACGATAGAGACACCTTGGTCGCCATCCATCTCAGTCCAGATGTGCTTGTCATCCTGTTGTAGCACATACTGTAGTTCATCGCCATAGGTTTCGAACTGGTATTGCTCATCACCAGTAATCTCATTTAGGATTGGCTGGTATTTGTCAAACCATTCGTCATAGGGTAGTCTATACAATGCGTTGTCTCAATTCTTCTAGGGTTGCTTGGTCATACTCATTATACATCTCCCCTATGACATCTAATACCATGTTGATAGCAATGTCATAGCCAAGGTCAATGGACCTGGTTTTCTCTCCTACTGTCTCACTCACCCTCTACCACCTTTGAGAAATCACTAATAGAATTAGAACGCATCAAGTCCATTAGGTCATAGACCGCTTGCTCTTCTGCTTCTTCAATGAACTCACTTTCAGGGATGTCTCTGCCTGTCATAAATCGCAGGGAATCCAAGTCATAGTCTAGTTCAATAATAAACTTTACAGACTTACTCATCTTCTTCCTCCAACTCTTCTGGAGTGTAAACATTCTCAATGTCTACTGAATACCAATCGTAGGTAACACCTTGCTCGCTTGAGTAGGGTTTCCATTGCTCTGCTAGTTCTAGTGCTAGACGCTCTGCTTCGTCATAACTATCTGCCTCTACCCTGAACTCGTCGTCAAAGTGAAAGGATACTGTTACATCAAAAGTTGCCATTGGGGTTCTCTTTCTCTAGGTTACTATTTTATCAGGTTTAGAAGTGAAAGTCAACAGGGACAAGGTAAAAGTTTTCACCCTCGTTACTGTCAATCTTGCTAAGGATGTGTGAAGCGTTAGTGCTATCAGCAATCATATCGAAGAACCAACTGTCGTGCCACCACTCACCCATTTGAAATCTAAGCAAAGCATTTAGGGCGTAGAAGTGGTAGTCGTAGGACATAGTTCCACCATAGTTATCTAGTTTGTCAATGACTTTGGTTTCCTTGACTTCGGCAAGGTATTTCTCATAGTCAGCAACACGCTGTTGAACACACTTGTCAATCTTTGCTCGGAAAGCGTTAGGGTCTTCCTTGTATGAGATAACCATATTGCTCTTGGTCTTGTAGGCTTCCTCAAAGTCGTCACCCTCAGCGGTATTCCAACGTCCTCCACCTACAACATACCAATCATACCAAGTAGACGGAGCGTCGTTACCAGACATATAACTCTCTAGGTTCATGTCTACGTTTCTTACTGCGTCATCTAGGTCTTCTGCTTCTACAGCAATCCAATGTAAAGTGTGCATATCTCTCCTTCTTGTTGTAGTTACAGTATACGATACCCCTCAGACATTTATTCTGGGAAATTTGGGGAAACATCGTAATGAATCGTAATAGAGAAATAATATATATAAAGATATATTATGTTAGGTGGGTCGGGCTCCCCCTACTTTTTGGGGCAGACCTTATGACCTATACGCTTGTAGTAGGACTTCCATACCTGACCACATTCTTTACACTGGTAGTAGTCGTAGTAGTCTTCACCTTTGATTTTCCACATTGGCTTCATTCGTCATCCTCTACAGGGGCGAACATCATTTGCATACGTCTAAACTCTTCATAACTAAGTTTATTTACAATGTTCCAGACACGCTCCATACGCTCTTTCTTTTCTTCAAACATTTCTTCTAGTGTTTGTTCCATTCGTCCTTTGCTTTCTTGATAGTTTCAACGGCATTGGCAATAAGGGCTAATCCAAATACCGCCATTAGTAGAGGTAGAAAAATAAAGAATAGGATTTCCATTACTTCCCCAATCCAAAGATGTGGTCAAGGTCGTGGGTGTGGTAGGCATTGCCAATCTTTTCTGGTCTGCCACAGGTTTTGCAAATGTTGTTGTCGTTACTCATTCTCTTCGTCCTCGTCTTCCTCATCTTCTTCGTCTAGGGCTTCTACTTCGATAGAGTAAACTCCGTCATAGGTGATAGGGCTGGCGTAAGTTTCTCCCCAACTTGTCCAAGCAAGTTGCTCTGCTGCTTCTTCGCTCTCTGCTTCAATCTCACCAGAGAACTCAATCATCATTTCTACTTGGTATCTAGGCATTTGCCTTCCTTTCCTTGTTGTTACTATTTTACATCTACCCTCCGACATTTATTTGGGGAAATCGTAAGGCTATCGTAAATTGATTGGGAGCTTGTAGCCCGACCCATCGGCTCCCCACCAAGGATTCGAACCTCGATAGCCAGGACCAAAACCTGGAGTCTTGCCGTTAGACGAATGGGGAGTGTGAGCAGTTTGAAATCATACTCAGGATTTATGGACTAAGCCATTACAACCTGCTGGACAATCTTCATCAAGCGGTTTTTCTCTGCGTTGATTACAGGGTCAAAGCCAGAAGCACTTGCGTAGATGTTTTCGTTGTCGCCACCACGAGCAGAGCGATACCAGTCTAGGCGTTCCGTCAATGCGTTGTAAGCACCCCAAGCAGTTCCGCTAATGGTGTCGTTGAACTGACCACGATAGATTGACTGAAGCAGGTCTACCTTGCTGTCGTGCTTCTTGAATGAACCCTTAGCGTCACGCTCAGGAGCAGGGTAGGCAAGGTTGATGATTTCTAGGAACTGGTTGTCAGTAACAGTCTTCTCAATCATCTCGTTAGCCATTTTGCTAAACTCGTCAATGTAAGCGTTAGCCAAGCCCAATGCTTCACGAGCAACAGCAATCTTGCCTTCTGCGGTAGAAGTGTGACGGATTTTGAATGACTGCTTGCTAGCGTTCTTGCCCTTGAATGACGAGAGAGCAAGGTTTAGAGTGTTAGCACACACTACACGAACAGGGGTAATGGAAGCCTGAATAGCAATGCTTCCGTCGTGGCTAGTGTTGATTAGCAGGTAGTTGTCAATCTTGTCAGCAATACCCTTTGGGTCAAGAGTGATTGAGTTTTGAAGAGCGATAGAGCCAAATACCTGACGACCACCCTTGATTGAACCTGCGGTTTCCCAACGACCACCGCCGTCTAGTAGGTTGTCACCAAACGAGAATAGGTCTTCGTTCTGGAGTGGAACATAGCGTTCACCAACAACACCAAGAATGTCGTTCTGGTCTTTGTTGAATGGGTTAGTGCGAGTAACGAAAGAGTAAGACTTGTCGCTAGCAAAACCTGCTGGGACTTCTACATCTTCAAGACGGACATTCCAGTTGTCTAGGTGAGCCAACTCTAGCATTTGCTGGGTGTTTACTTCTTCTTCGAATACAGTTCCTAGATTGTGCCACGCTGGTTGGCGTAGGCTAGCGAAGGTTGCTTCGCCTGTTGCTTCGTTGATTTCTAGTTCGTGAGCCATAAGGCTTCCTTTCATTAGTGGTGGATTGTTGATAGTTCTATTATACAGACACCCACCGACATTGTAAATAGTTTAGGGAAATATTTCGGGGAATCGTAACATTAACGTAATAAAGCTTAGTAGGAATGGAGCCCGACCCCCAAAGGGGACCAGTTTTACGTCATGGTCAGGACGTTCATAGCCCCCTATGAAATCACAGTGTAGTTGGAAATGTCAAAGTCACACTCTAGCACTTCGCTGTCGCTGTCGTAGGTGTCGAAGCGAACAACATCACAGTAGGCGTTGTCTGCTACTTCGTCAGGGTCTTTGTCGAATGGGACTTCAAACTCAACAGTAGAAACAATGTCATACTGAATGGTTACACGCTTGGTTAGCATTACATTGTCAAAGATGTCTGCAATCTTCTGAGCGTTCTCAATGGTGATGTCTTCATCAGAAATCATTTCCTTGAGTAGGTCAGTAAGAGCGTATTCTGCCTTGCGATACTTGTCACGAGCGTTGGTTAGTTGAGTGTTGATAAAGTTGTTCTCGTTTTTGTTAGCATCTCGTTCAGCGGAAACGATAGACAAGTCATTCTCTAACTTACTAATCTTCTCGTTGAGTGCTTGTAGAACAGGGTGAGTGCTAGGGACAAATGTTCCTATGTTGATTTCTTCCATTGGGGCTTCTTTCTCTTGGTGTGGTTCTATTATAGCGTTAGGGTCAGACATTTATCTGTCTTCCCATTCGGTTAGGTCTTCGTTGTTTAGGACAGCGTGAACAAAGTCAAACTTGGCTCCGTCGTTTAGGTTGTCTAGTAGTTCCCATTGGTCTTCGTCTAGAGCGTCTACATCAAACATTAGAACCTGACTAACTCCGTAAGAACCATCAGTTTCAATCCACGCTCCGTAGCGTGATACATATTCTGCCATTTCTTTCCTTTCCTTGTTACTACTATTATAAATAGAACCACGGACATTTATTTGGGGGAACTTAATGTAGTATCGTAAATGAAATAGCTATGGATAGCCCGACCCCAGGTAGCAAAAATCCCCCTGCTATTTACTAACAAGGGGATTGCTCTGGTAGCCATATAAGTTTCACTCTGCCACACCAGCCCAGAGTTAGAGCCTTTTAGACACTTGCTCAGGTGTTTAGGCGTAAGCCTATGGACTAGATTAGGTCTAGAACGCTGTTGTAAGTGCTTGCGTTCACAGACTCTTGGTCAGTCAGTTTGAGTAGTTTGAGGGTCTTCTCCAACTGCTCTTTGTGCTGCTTTGCTTGCCAGCCACCAACTTCTTGTGGTCGCTCTGGCTTGTCGCCTACCTTAGCAAGCAGACCCCTGCCAAGAACAACCTGAACTGTGTTGCGGTAGTCACTCGTCACAGAAAGGTTGTCGCTCTCAAACTTGAACTCATCATAAGCAACAAACTTGTTAGCGTTCTTGCCAATCAACTCAGCGACAGCCTTGCCATAAGCCTTGATGTCTTTGTTGAAGGTAGCGAGTAGACTAGGGTAGTCTTTCTCTGCCTTAGCGATTTCTGCCAACTTGTTCTCAATCATTTCGATAACTGTTGAAGTTGGGATTTTTACTGATACGGCTCTTGCCATTTTATTTCTCCTTGTTTGGGGTTGTAACTTTATTATAGTGGGGACTACGGACATTTATTTGTGTGGTGGGCAGTTTATAGTGATACCCAGCACATTTGGTTACTTGATAGTAGACCAGCGAGGCTGACCTGCTACATCAAGACGAACTCGGAACGAGCCGTTCTTGTTAGCCACAACTTCCTGAACAATGCCAGAAACGCCTGACTTCTGAGTGGTGAACTGTGAGCCAACAGTAGGGATAGTGATTGCCATTTTTGCTTCTTTCATTAGTTATTTGATACCAACAGGTTTGTTGATACCTCTATTATAGCAAGGGGGTCAGACATTTATCAACTCTACTTGTAATAGAATGTAACATCTTTAGTTTTTATTGGGGAGTGAGTTTTGTCTCTCCCTTGCTACAGTTCTATTATACGGATACCCACGGACATTTATTTTGGGAAATGGGGGATTTTTATCTTAATCGTAAAAAGTTTTTTGGTTCAGCTGCCCGACCCTTTCGGGTAGCCTATGAGGAATACAAAAAGTTCTTAGCAACTAGCCAAGTGCGATACATAACTTCATCGTCTTTACCAGAGATGTCCCACTCCAATAGTCTGCCTATCAGGTGTGAGTTGCGGTCTTCCAAGTCTGCTAAGACTAAGGCGTATGCCTGTTCTAGTTCTTCGTTCATTAGTATCCTGCTCTCTCTAGCATTGATAGTAGTTGGTCTACTTGCTCTGGGGTTAGTTCTTCGATTGCCTGTTCGTTGATTACATTCTCAAACATTTCTCTCCCTACATAAACTCAAATGGGTCTCGGTCTTGAAAGATTTCTTCCCAATCTTCCAAAGAGTATTCTTCTGGGTTAGCAAAATAGTCTGCTAATGCTTCACGGATTTCTTGTGCTTGTTCATCGTTCATAACTTTATTATACATTGGGGGTCAGACATTTATTTCGGGAGGTTTTTAATAGTCTACGTAAAGGAGCTTTGCCTTGCCTGGATGCCCGACCCCTTTCGGGGTAGGCTAATCTTCCTCGTGGTCAAAATATTTGTTTGAGCATTCTACACACATACCAAGTTCTTCTTGGTGAACAATAGCCACAACTGGCTCTCCACACTTTTCACAAGGCTTGTAGTGGCTAAAGTGAAATAGCCCTGTTCCTGTTGGTTCATCGTGGCTCCAGCGTCTAGCGGTAAGGATGTTGTTCTCAAGATACCACTCAATACGGAAGTCACCATTCAAGGCTAATGCTCCGTGTAGTTTATCCATAGTTGTCCATTTGAAGCCTGCCTTACGCTGCCAGCCCATTCCTGAGCCGTCAATAAGGATGTGGTCGTTGTCGTCAATGTTGTTGTCTTTCTGCCATTGACCTAGAACATAGAATACAACCTCTTTCTGCCATTCGTAGCAGTCAAGACATTCTTCGCTAGGTGTTCCGTCTTCATTCTCGCATAGGCAGTCAGTAGTAACTTCAGCGATTAGTTTTTGTGCAGTAGTCATTGTCCTCTTTCTTGTTGCTTTTAGTTTATCAGTAGCCACAGACATTTTAGTCTAGGTAAGTTTCAAACGAATACAGGTCTTCATCGTGCATTTGGCAGTAAGCGAAGTAACCTTTAGATACCGCTTCGAAACTAACAACAGACTGGCATCGGTTGCATCGGTAGTATTTAGCCATTAGTAACTCTCCTTGATAGCCTTTAGTTTGTTTGCTTGACGGCTACCCTTGCGGTTTTCAGGGGTAACGATGTTGTGTTTAGTTAGTAGCATAGACTCAAACAAGACCTTAGCGTGAGCCTTGCGAGTTGCTTCGTTTAGTTTGCCTAGTGGCTTCGTTCTTTTCTTCATAGTCTTATTATACATCTAGGTTCAGACATTTATTTTGGGAGATTTTTAATGTGTAACGTAAAGGGGTTTGGGCTGAGGAGCCCGACCCCTGGGGGTAGCGATTACTCGCCACTCCCTCTCACTACAATCCAGATTAGGGCTTGCATTGCTCTAGGGGTCATGCCGTGTTTGGTAGCCACAGCGGTTACAGCGTCTGCCATTTCCTTATACTGAGACTGAGTAGGTGTCTTTTTCTCAATGCCCAATGCTCGCAACATCCAAACATCAATCACGACTGCGTTCTCGTTACCAGCAATAGCCTTAGCAAAGTTGTTAGTCTTTAGACCTTTGAGAGCGTCGAATCCTAGTGTTAGGGCTTTTTCTGCCATACGGATGTTGTTACCCAACACTCCCTTTAGTTCGTGACCAAGTGAAAACTTCACTGCATTACTAACATTACGAGACCAACGCTCACGAGGGCTAAAAGCAGATACAACAGTTGCTCCAATCTCAAGGGTAGTGTTTAGGTTAGTTGCTACTTCACGAGCAACGGTCTCAGCGTCTAGATACCACTTAGTGGCTTGCTCAACCTGACCAAAGGTTGCTTTCTTAGCGATGTTTGAGTAAATGTCAATGTAGTTCATTGGATTCCTTTCGTTGATAAGATTAGTATACATTGGGGGTGGGACATTTATTATCGTAACGTAAAAGAGCTTTTCCCAGGCTGCCCGACCCCCAGCACACCCTAGAAGGGTGGCTGAAGTTCCTCGTTCTCTCTCCAAAGTTTAGTAACTAGCCTAACAAGGATGATGTTCACTGCCGTAAGAAAAACCACGCCAGCAAGACAAACCCAAATAAGAAAACTAAGCCATTCATTCATCTCTGCCTCCCCAGCAAGCGTCTACAAACTTTTCGGTAATAAAGCGTTCGTTGTCCTCACGAAACATCTGAGCAAAATCTTCAACCAAGTTGTCGAAAGTTGTTGCCTCAAAATAGTCAAGGTAGGAGTTTAGGATTGCTGCGGTAGACACATAGTCTTTGCGTGTCATCATTAGTTTTGCTCTCTTTCTGATACTTCGATTAGTTTTAGTCTGTCTTTGTCTGATAGCATAGCCCAAGCATAGCCAAAAGCATAAGCGTAGGCTTCCGAGTTGCTAAAGCCTCTGGTGGTCATTATGTTTTTGATTACTTCGCTGGTTCTGAAGATTAGTTTTTCTTCCATTAGTTTTACCTTTCGTTGTGATTACAGTTTACCAAGACCCACAGACATTTATTCTGTAGGCTCTTGCCACTCAACGCCATTTACCCAAAAGCGAGCAATACGACCTTTGTAGTATTGGTCTGATAGGTATGGCGTTTGGTCTACATCTAGAGGACCTTCAATCTCAAAGGTAACTCCATTGTCCATTTCGATTACATAGATGTTCATTGTGTCTCGCATAGTCTTCCTTTCGTGTAGTTACATTTTAGCAGTAGCCTCAGACATTTATTCTGGGGAAAAATCTGGGACATTTTTAATGGGCTACGTAAACGAGCTTGCGAGGTCGCCCGACCGCCCTGGCTGCCTCAGTCGAAGCAGTTGGGAGCGTCTAGGAACTCGGCATAAGCCTCTTGCAAGGCTTGCTGGCGTTCAGCCCTGTCTTGGGCTGCCAACTCCTCTGGGGAGTATTCCTCCTCCTCAAAGAAGTAGTCCTCCGAGATGTCGCCCCAGCCGTAGTCGTCTTCCATAAGTTTTCCTTTCGTTGATAATGCAAGTGTAACAAGACCCACAGACATTTTGGGGAAAAATCTTAAATCTATTTAATAACGTTTTGGTAACGATGGGGGTCGGGCTCGCAGCTGCTAGGCAGGGCGAACGCAGAGGTTACAGACAAACATACTCTTGGCAACTAGCCTAACGAGGTAGGCATCAGCAGGGCGATTGCACAACTCGCAGAGGTGTTGCTTACGCTCTTCGGCGGTTAGTTTGATGGCTGGCATAGGGTCTCCTTAGTTAGCGTGTGGGTAGTTTGGTGATAGGTCAAGGGTGTTGTAGGTTGCTTCATTCTTGTTCAGCAGGGTCAGGCGATAGACGATGCCAGAGTCAGAGAAACGGCGAGCAACCTCAAAGTGTTCACACAAGCCAAAGTTTTTGATGTTCTTGCCGTCTGCGTAGGCTTGGGCAAAGGTGGGGTAGGTCTGGATGCTCTGGCTCACAAAGAGCAGGTTTGGGCTAAGGGTCAAGGGGAACTCCAATCAATCAACTTACGAAGTAAGTCTAACAGCCACCTCAGACATTTATTATTATTTTGGGAAACATTTCGGGACATTTTTAATGCGTTACGTAAACCGTTATCATTTCGTTATGAAGCCCGACCCCTGTGGATAACTTTCGCTACCCTGTGGATAACTATCGTGTCTTAGTGATTAGCAAGTTGAGGTAAGCCTGTCGAATCGCTTCAGGCAGTTGCTTATAGGTTTCGCTTTCGGCAAGGGTAGTTGCTCCCTTGTGCCAGATAATAGGGTGTAGTTCATCCATAAAAGCTTTTTCGCTTTTGGTCATTCTTGGCTTTGGCATTAGATAGCCTCCTCAGTAGCGTTGGCGTAGATAGAAGCGATAGAGGCAATAGCCTCCTCATACTCTTCCCAAGTATCAAACTTTAGAACAATCATTAGTTTACCTTTCGTTAGTTACAGAATACCATTAGGGTCAGACATTTATTTGCTAGGCTCACCTTGCGGATTATTTGCTAGGCTCTTGCGTGACCCTAAAACTTACTTGTTTAGTTTGTCAAACTGAAACTGAAGCCAGTGAACCTCGTCATAGTCTTCAGGCGTGTCAATGCCTAGGGCGATTAGTTTGCCTAGGTTTTCAATGGCTAGGTCTAGGGCTAGTTTTGCGTCAAGTGCTTTCTTCATTTATTCCTTCTTTCTATCTACCTATAAGGTATCACGAACCACGGACATTTATTATTGTTTTGATAGGCTTTTAGCCCTATTGTTACGCATTGTTACCAAAATGTTACCAAACTTGGGGAACTAGATGTAGTGGTCTTAAGGTAAATGGCTACTAGATGTTGTGGAGCCCGACCCACGCTGTCGGGCGTGTCGCCAGGGTAGAGCTAGAACGGTGGCTTATTCCGTTCCAACTCCTCCTCTAGTGACTTGATAACCATTGACTTGTACCAAGCATAGGTAGCCCAGCCCATTGACAGGAATAGAATCCAAGAAAGTGTAGGTGACATTTTTTCCTTTACTGATTGACTAGAACGAATAGAGCGATTAGAAGAAGACTACCAATGACCACAGACATTTAGATTGTTCCCCCTAGTTTCTCAATGTGACGAACAAGAGCAAGCATAAAATCTAGTTCTGCCATAGACAAGTAGTCTAGGTTTTCGGCTTCACGAACGAGCGAGTTTAGTTTTAGTTTTGCTTGCTTCAGGGTCAAGTCTGCTAGTGCTGTTTCCATTTTGTTACCTTTCGATTGGTTTGAGTTTAGCATAGGGGACGGACATTTTACTTTAGGATTTCCCAAGACTGCAGAAAGCCTTGAGCAAAAAGTTTCTTTGCCCAACGCAAGTTAGCAGGAGTATTAGGAATGATAGCGGAGCGACCCTCTGGGGTGATGATTTCGATTTGCATACCTGCAGTCTATCAGACAGGTCAGACATTTTGGGAAAATATTTGGGACTTTTTTAATTCGTTACGTAACTGTTATATTCGAAATTCTGTTCGAAGCCCGACCCCAAAAAGCTGCAAATGTCAAGTCCGACACGCCACTATTTTAGACAAAAGAAAAACCCCAAGGTAGCGAACCAAGGGGTTTCTTTTTGAAAGAATAGAGAACAAGTTTCCGAATTGCAGTCACGGAACCTATCTAGCGAATTGCTCAAAGTCAATCATTGCTCAGAGGATACATTTCATTCTGACTAGTATCTCATCCACGGCTAACCATAGTTTGTTGTTTAACATTTCTTTTTGTTTCTCTATTTAATTTTCAATACTTTTAGTATAGCATCTTGGACTGACATCTGTCAAATCCGACACGCCGATTAGCGGATGAAGATTGCTTCTACGCTGTAGAAGTCATCTCCTTCATAGCCACGGAAGATTGCTTCCGCTTGCTTGAAATCAACTACTAGAGATTCAACAATCTCCTTAGTCTCTTTTACCATTACATTCACTTGATATTTCATCATTTGATTTTTCCTATCTCTTAGATTCTTACTTATTTACTTTTTCTTTATACCCTTATTATAGGCATAAGCTCAGACAAAAGTCAAATCGACACGCCGTATTTTGGGGAAATTTTTTATAGCGTTATAAAAAACGTTATATTCGAACAGATTTTCGAAGCCCGACCCACGCTGTCGGGCGTGTCGCCCTGGTAGCCCTATGGGATTAGACCTGCTGCCCATAGCAATAGGCTAACACTGCCTAGCACTAGCACACTGGCGAGGGTAACCATTATGACAATGGTCAAGTCATCTACTAGGTTACGCATTAGTTACACCATAGGCAGTTGATGTCGTCACAAGGGTTTTCTTCTGAGTAGTCTTCGTTTTCGTTCATTTGGTTTCTCCTTCTTGATTACAGTTTACTTGATAGGTCAGACATTTATCGGTTGCGAACAAGGTCACGAACCTTGTCGATAAACCAACCTAGGGCTGGAGCGATAAGCACAAAGCCTAAGCCTAGGGCTACTACTGTTAGGATTGCTGTTACTACTGACATTTTCTTTTCCTTTGCTTCCTTGTAGTTACAGTCTATACCACTGGGCAGACATTTTGGGGGATTTTAACGTATATCTTATGTAACAATTTGGTAACGAAGCCCGACCCCAAAATCCTGGATTTGTCAAGTCCAAGCTTGGGCGTGTCGCAGGGTATCTAGTGAGTGTCTAGCCAGTGCATTACAAAAGCAACAGCACCAACACCTAGAGCAGTCACGCCTAAGATTATCCAGACAAATAGTTGAAACATTTCCCAGTTCATTAGTTACCTACCTTTTCGTTGATACGGATAGCAGAACCTGCCTTGATTACGCCTACTAGAGCAGTAGCCTTCTTCATTGCTTGCTCACCATAGTAAGCAGACACTACTACCTTGAACGCTTCACCGTTCATTAGGTAACCGCCTACTTGCCATTCAGTCATTCTGTTCATTAGTTTACCTTTCTTGTTGTTATTAGTTTAGCAGATACCACAGACATTTAGTCACAAAAGTAGCAACCGAATGAGTCATCGACAATAGCACCACACTGGTCACAGTCAGGGTATCGCTCTGGAGTCATTGCATCAGCGAGGGCTATGTTATCACGCTCAATCTTGTCAGCGTTCAACTGTGCTACTAGGTTTGCTACATACTCTAGGTCTACTGTCATTTTTCTGTCCTTTGCTTCCTTGTGATTACAGTCTATACCATAGCACAGACATTTATTACCAAACACGCCAAATAAATGTAACAATTTCGGGGAAAAATCGTTATAGTTCTTAGCTTGACAAATCTCAAAATTTGGGTCGGGCATTTTTTTGTGGGAATGTCAAGCGACACGCCCAAACAAAGTTAGTTTTTGTGAGTAACTACTTTGTTGAAAGTGTAGTTTGCATAACCACTCTTTGACTTTACAGCAACACTCGTTACTGTAGGTTCACACTTGCAAGTTCCGTTTAGAGTGTGACCACTCATTAGGTCTACTACTGAACCGTTTTCGATTTTGTTTACTAGCATTTTATTTCTCATTTCTCTTAGATTCTTACTTTTTATTTTCACTATTAACTTTTCTTCTTGCTATTAGTATACAGACCCCCACGGACATTATGCAAGTTTTAGCTGTAACATTAGGTAACATTTCTATAACGGATGGGTGCATAGTGTGCTCACTAAAAAAGAGGGGTGCCGTATAGGATACGTGTATCATTCATCTTTACAAAATATTCAGATTTTTGCCAATTTGAAAATTTTTTCAGATTTTCAGATTTTGGGGGTATCAGATGTGTACTTCTGCTCCATACCACATAGCAATAGCTGCATATAGACAAATAAAGCCTATGCCTGATACGATAAGTGCAAAGACTTCAGCCCAATCAATTTTCTTTTTCATTCATTCTCTCTTTCGCATATGCGTGGCGGTATGTTTTATGAAAAGCTTTAGCATATATATGCATTTCTACAATATCTGGAAACACACCTAGGTCTTTCTTGATAGCAGCTAAACATTTTTCGTGGATATAATCCTTTGAAAGTTCGTTGTAATAACGTCTATATTGTTTAAATTTTCGAAGGTACATAAAAGCGAAGCTTTCTTGATTCACCAATGTCCTTCAGGACACTTAGCTTGAACAAGGGTAGTCTTAAGTCTCATAAAACAACCACATTTGCGACATCTTTGTAAATTTTTGGCAAACCAGGGACACGTGTTACAAATTGCTAGACGAGCTTCTACTTGTTCTCTGTCTGCTTTTTGCTGGTTATGGTCAAAAAGGTCTAAAAATTCGACATCGCCGTTATCTTTCATAAGATATATTATAACACATATGGGGCTGTTAAGCCCTGGTGGTGTTTGGTTTACTCTATTTTCACGCCGAAAAACTTACGCCGAGCTTTTTACCGCCGTATTTATATTCAGAAAACTAAATAATCATATATAATTGAGAGTATGACAATGTTAGAATCAGTGCTTGCTATTACTATTAGTATTTCAACAATCATAACGACTATTGGTTTAGGAGTTAAATGGTTAGTCAAACACTACTTCGAAGAAATCAAGAAAGAAATCAAACCTAATAGTGGTTCTTCTATGAAAGACCAAGTAACTAGATTAGAATCAAGAACTGAAGCTGTAGAAGAAAAAATAGACAAACTATATGATTTGTTAATTACGCAAGGTGTAAGAACAGTTTCATCAAGAACTAAAAAATCCGACGATTGATTATTATTATATATTTAATATATATCTTATAGTTTAATATATTTATATATTATATATATCATCTATCTATCTATTAATATATATAGTACCACACGCCGAACGTTTGTCAAGCCCTTTTTTGCATATTTTATGATAACTTTTAGATAACGATTTTATTCACAGAGTTATCCACAGGTTGTGATATAATATATTTGCTAGTATCTTTGGTGTCTCTCTCACATACCCACCGCCGAGGATACTAGCTTTTTCTTTGATTATATGGTGTATAATGATATTACTATGACTTCATCCTCAAACTCTTCTTATGGTGCAGACCCAGCTAACATTAAATGGAAAGTTGTCCGTGGCGACACTGCTAAACTTCGCATTGAGTTTTATGAGAACGATGAAACTACAGCCCAGTCAACGACTGGATGGACATACGCATCTACTGCTTATGATTACAAGGGTGAAACTCTAGACACATTGCAAACTACTGCTGGAGCTGGATATGTTGAGATTACCGCCCTACCAGCAGTTACAGCAACATGGGGTAGCGGATACTCTAACGTTGTCGCTGAACTTGCTTTTGACTTACAGGTTACACTAGCAAACGGAAGTATTTGGACCCCAGTAATTGGAACTATCACCGTTATTCCTGATGTAACCGATAATCCTTAATGTCAACACTTAAAGTAACAGGTACTCCAGCAGGTACAGTTGAAGTTATTGCAACTAGCAATCCTGCCGAAGTTGTAAAAGTAGTACCTGTAAACAATATAGACGTAGTTGTAAAGACCATTGTTTCTGATGCCCCGACAATTAAGGTCATTAACCAAACCGCAACTTCTGATACAATCAAAATTATTCCTGCACCTGGCATGGTTCTTAGTGGACCTACAGGACCGCAGGGACCTAGTGGACCAACTGGTCCGACAGGACCTGCATCTACAGTTACTGGACCTACAGGAAGTCAGGGACCGACAGGTCCAACAGGAGCTACTGGTTCTACTGGTCCACAAGGAAACATTGGTCCTACAGGTATAGCTGGTCCCACAGGACCAACAGGTTCAACTGGACCTGCATCTACTGTAACTGGTCCTACTGGTTCTACTGGACCAACAGGTCCTCAAGGTATTCAAGGTCCGACAGGACCGCTAGGTCCAACAGGAAGCCAAGGTCCCACTGGTTCGACAGGTCCACAAGGACCAGCAAGTACAGTAACAGGACCCACTGGTAGCACAGGTCCACAGGGACCGATAGGTGAACAGGGTGCTCAAGGACCAACAGGTCCAACAGGACCAGAAGGTAAACGTGCAGGTGTTCCATACCTCTACTCAAACAATACAGTAGATGCTGACCCAGGAGCAGGGTATGTAAGATTTAACAACTCAGTTCCAGCTTCTATCTCTCAAATCTTTATTGACAATACAAATGCAAATAGCGTGTCTATGACTGGCTGGTATGATACCTTTGACGACTCTACATCATCAATAAAAGGTTATCTAATCATTCAGTCTGCAGGTGGTTCATCTGGACAAATTCTAATCTTTGCCATTAGCGGAACAGTTGTTGCAGATACTGGATATTACAAGATTCCTGTTGCATATATTTCTGGAAGTATTTCTGGACTTACCCCTGGCTCTGGCATTGTTCTTGACTTTGCCAGAACTGGTGACATTGGTGTAACTGGTCCTACAGGTTCTGCATCTACAGTCACTGGTCCTACAGGTCCGCTAGGTCCAACTGGTCCTACAGGTCCACAGGGAGCTGCATCAACTGTAACTGGTCCTACAGGAACACAGGGACCTACAGGACCTACAGGACCTACTGGTGCTCAAGGAGCAGCCTCTACGGTTACTGGACCCACAGGAGCCATTGGTCCAACTGGACCCACAGGAAGCACAGGAGCCACAGGATTGCAGGGACCAACAGGTCCTACTGGAGAAACAGGCTCACAAGGTCCTACAGGTCCTACAGGACCAACAGGAGCAACTGGTGCAGCTTCTACTGTTACAGGTCCCACAGGCTCCACAGGACCAACTGGACCTACAGGAGCAACAGGACTAACAGGTTCTGCTGGTCCAACAGGTCCTACTGGAGCAGCTGGTTCAATCGGTCCTACAGGACCAACAGGTCCACAAGGTTCTACTGGTGCTGACTCAACAGTTACAGGACCAACAGGTCCAACTGGTCCACAAGGAACACAAGGTCCAACTGGTCCAGCAGGAACCAATGGAACCAATGGAACTAACGGAGCAGATGGTGCTACAGGACCAACAGGACCACAAGGAAGCGTTGGTCCAACAGGACCTACAGGTGCGACAGGTCTTACAGGCAATACAGGGGCAGATGGTGCTACAGGTCCGACAGGACCGCAGGGTAGTCAGGGTCCAACTGGTCCAACAGGACCTGCTGGTAGCACAGGAGCTACTGGTTCTACAGGAGCACAGGGAGACACTGGTCCTACAGGACCAACTGGACCATCAGGTACTAATGGAACAAATGGCACTGATGGAGCCACTGGACCTACAGGGGCAACAGGACCGACTGGTCCACAAGGAAACATAGGTCCTACAGGACCGACTGGAGCAGCAAGCACAGTTACAGGACCTACAGGTGCTACAGGTCCCATAGGAGCGACAGGACCAACTGGTCCAGGGGTAGCTGCTGGCGGAACAGCAGGACAAATTTTATCCAAGGTAGATGGAACAGACTACAATACTCAGTGGATTGATGAAGCACCTGCTGCATCATATACATCAACCATTAAGCATGAAGTAAAGCTTGGTGAAGCTATTGCTAAGGGTCAGGCTGTTTATGTATCATCAGCTGATGGCACAAATATGATTGTCTCAAAGGCATCTAATGCAACAGAGGGAACATCATCAAAAACCATGGGTCTTCTTGAAACTGGTGGTTCTACTAATGCTAAAGTCAATGTGATTACAGAGGGGTTGCTGGCTGGTCTTGATACTTCGACAGCTACAGCTGGCGACCCTGTATGGCTAGGAACAAGTGGAAATCTTATTTATGGGTTGGCATCTAAACCTGTAGCCCCAGCTCACCTTGTGTTCATTGGTGTTGTTACTCGTGCAAACAGCAGCAATGGTGAAATTTTTGTTCGACCACAAAACGGATTTGAGCTTTATGAAATTCACGACGTAACCATGACTGGAAAGCAAGATGGGTATGTTCTATCTTGGAACGCAACTTCTGGTCTTTATGAATTTGTTTCTCCACAAAGTGGTCCAACAGGACCAACAGGACCTACAGGTGCTACTGGTGCTACAGGAAGTACAGGAGCACAGGGTCCAACTGGTCCAACAGGACCAGCAGGTACAAATGGTACTAACGGAACTAACGGAGCAGATGGTGCTACTGGACCGACAGGTCCAGCAGGTGCAACAGGCTCTCAAGGACCTACAGGTCCACAAGGAAGCGTGGGACCAACAGGTCCTACAGGTCCTCAAGGTGCTACTGGAGACACAGGCTCTACAGGAGCACAAGGTCCAACTGGACCAACTGGTCCATCTGGCACAAATGGGACTAATGGTACAAATGGTGCAGACGGTGCTACAGGTCCAACTGGTCCAACAGGACCATCTGGAACTAATGGTACAAATGGAGCAGATGGAGCGACAGGACCAACTGGTCCTACTGGAGCAACAGGTCCCACAGGACCGACAGGCTCTACAGGACCTACAGGACCAACAGGACTGCTTGTTGTAAACGCTCCATTAACCTACGATGCAGAAACAAAAACACTCTCATTGCCATCAATCGATGGCGGTACTGTATAATAGTATTTGAACATAGGAGAGATGTGAAGATAGCAGTTTATACAATTGCACTTAATGAAGAAAAGTTTGTAGAGCGATGGGCAGAGTCTTGCAAGGATGCCGATTATCGCCTGATTCTTGATACTGGCTCTACAGATAGCACGGTAGACAAGGCATATGAAAATGGCGTAGAAGTATTCTCTGCATCAGTTAAACCATGGAGATTTGACGATGCTCGCAACGCATCTCTTGCCCTAATACCTGACGATATTGACATCTGCATCTCTCTTGACATGGACGAAGTTCTTGTCCCAGGCTGGCGTGAGCACCTTGAAAAAATTAATTCAGAAACAACTAGACCAAGATATAAATATACTTGGTCATGGAATCAGGACGGTACTCCAGGATTAGAATATGGTGGAGATAAAATTCATGCTCGTCATGGATACCGTTGGAAGCATCCAGTACACGAAGTCCTAACAACAGATAGAATAAACGAGGTTCAAGAATGGACTGATTTAGAAATTCATCATTATCCAGATAGCACAAAATCTCGTGGACAATACTTTCCGCTTCTTGAGCTTGCCATAAAGGAAGACCCAACAGATGATAGGAATGCCTTTTATTATGCAAGAGAGCTTTTTTATCACGGTGCTTATGCAAGTGCAACAAAAGAGTTTAGACGCTACCTAGAATTGCCAAAAGCAGTTTGGGGACCAGAGCGTTCAGCAGCATATAGATTTCTTGCAAAGTGTAATCCAGAAATTGCAGATACATATTTGGTTGGGGCGATTAGAGAAGCACCAGATAGGCGAGAGCCATATGTAGATTTTTCGAAATGGTGCTATGACAATGAGCAGTGGAGCGATTGCTATAACTATGCCTTGACAGCATTGAGAATAAAGAATAAACCACTTGACTACCTTTGTGAAGACTTTGCTTGGGGAGCATTGCCATATGACCTAGCAGCAATTTCTGCGTGGCACTTAAAAAGATATTCTAAAGCAGTTCAGTACATAAACAAAGCACTAGAGATAGAGCCAGATAATGAAAGATTTCTGAATAACTTAGCATTCTTCAAAAGCAAGATTGTGATATAATCTATCTATGACCACAGAACTTACCCTAAGCGATGTTACCGTAACAATCCCAGCACTTGGTGACGCTGCAAACATTGTAACTGCCTTTACTGATTATCACACTGACATGGCAGCAGCTGTAGCAGTTCTAGCAAGGTCAACAAACACTTTTACAGGGGACGTTGCAGTTAACGGTGGGGATATTACTACTACCGCAACAACAGCAACACTATTCAATGCAAATGCTACCACTCTAAGTTTTGGAGGTGCTGCAGCAACACTAACCATTGGTGCTACGACTGGAACAGCAACTATTAGAAATGCAACAGTAGCAATTACAAATGCTGCAACAATTGGAACAACCCTTGCTGTGACTGGTAACACTACTCTTACTGGAGACTTAGCTGTAAATGGTGGAGACCTGACATCATCAGCATCTACCTTTAACCTATTAGCATCTCCAACAACTGTAAGTTTTGCAGCAGCAGGAGCAACATTGACAATAGGAGCAACAACAGGAACTGCAACAATCAGAAATGCTACAGTTGCAGTCACAAACGCACTAACTGTTGGAACGACATTGGCAGTAACTGGAAACACAACGCTTACTGGAGACCTTGCCGTTAATGGTGGAGACATTACAACCACAGCAACTGGAACCGCAACAGTATTTAACACAAATGCAACAACGCTAAACATTGGTGGAGCAGCCACAACAGTATCTATTGGTGCTACGACTGGAACGACTACAGTAAATAATGACCTTTTGCTAAATACTGGCAAAACAATTATTTTTGAAGGTGCTACAGCTGACGCATATGAAACTATTCTCACAGTAGTTGACCCAACAGCAGATAGAACCATTACGCTTCCAAATGCAACTGGATATGCAGCACTAACATCTTCTACAACTGGAGTAATTACACTAGGAACAGATACTAGCGGAAACTATGTGGCTTCTGTTGCTACAGGCTCTGGTCTTAGTGGTGGAGCTAGCGGTTCCGAGGGTGCTGCAATTAGCCTTGGTATCGATACAGCGGTAGTTACAACCCTAACTGGTTCTCAAACACTTACAAATAAAACTTTGACATCTCCATCAATAAATACAGCTATAAATATGGCATCTGGGGCAACTATTGTTTTTGAAGGTGCTACTGCAGATGCTTACGAAACAACGCTTACTGTAGTAGACCCAACGGTAAGCGATAAAACAATTATCCTACCAGATGCAAACGGAACAGTATCTGTTCAGAATATGCTCGTCATTGCTTCAGATGTTACAGACTCTATTTCAACTACAACAAGCACTAGCAAAACATCGGACGCACTAGGAAAACTATTTCCAGCAGCAGCAAATACAACATATAAAATTGATTTTGCTATCCATGTATATCACAGCCTTTCTGGTCCAACTGGAAATGGAGACGCAACACTCTCATTTAGGTTTGCTTTGCCATCTGGGGCAACTATTAAGTCAGATTTTGACTACAGACTTGACGCAGCAGCAGAAGGAGACGCAGGTGCAGTTTCATCAGTATATAAAGAGATTAGCTCTTCAAGCACAGACATAATTACCATAGACTCAGTTGTCTCTACTTCAAATAACGGCTATACAGTAATCAAGGGGGCTGGTATTGTTCGTGTTGGTGCAACTAGTGGCGACATTGGACCAACGCTATACCTTATTGCAAATAACGTAGGAAATACATCTTTAGTATCATTTACAACAGCAGCTGATTCATATTGCATCGTTGAACCAATTGGAACTACTGGAGAAATTAATACTGGTAGCTGGGCATAAAAATACCCTGACCTTTTGAGCCAGGGTATCTTCTAGTTAGTTTCTATAAACCTCGTATAAGTAACTTTAGTATTCCAATTCATCTTAGCCCATTTCTTTACAGAAACAACTGCAGTCCTTTGTCCAGGAGCAGGAGCATGAATCATTTTTCCGTTACCAATGTAGATTCCAACGTGTTGTGCTCCAGAATAGTTTTTCCATCCGAAAGCAACTACGTCACCAATTTTTGGGGTTTTATATTTTTTGCCAGCATTCTTCTGGACACTTGCACTATGTTTTAGCTCTATGCCAAGTTGCTGGTAGGTCCACATTGTAAGACCTGAGCAGTCCCATCCTCGTGGGCTACTACCTGAGAATACGTACCAGGTTTTTCCTACATATTGCTTTAGTTTAGCAATTGTATTTTTTACTCTTTGGGTATTGCCATCAATAACCATCTGCTCTTTAAAACTAATAGCAGTTTTAATAGCAAAGTTATTGTCTTGTGTTGCATTTGAAACTATTGGTTTTGTTTGTTCAACAGCCGTTGCCGATGTTGAACACGTTGTAAGCGATAAAACCATCACGCCTACTGCAGCAAATTTTTTAATCATTTTGCTACCTCCTTATTTTTTATGTTGTTACTCTACCGCTAAACTGCAACGGTATTCTGGCAGACACTATTCTTTATGAAGTAGAATCCGATAAAGCAAAAACTTCCTTTTAAGGGGAAGTCATAGTAAATTATACCATCATTTAGACCCAAAAATCAAAATCTTAAGATTTTTAGCAATAAGTTCACAGGCTTCTTGTGATATAATATTTATTAATATGACTACAATCCAGTTTAGACGAGGCACAGCCAGCGAATGGACAACTGCAAACCCCACATTGGCAGCAGGTGAAGCTGGCTATGAAACAGATACAGGTAAGTTTAAAATCGGTAATGGTTCAACTGCATGGAACTCACTATCATATTTTCAAACTGGAGCAGCCAGTGCATCAAACTCATTTACAACAATCTCTACTACATCTGGAACAGCACCAGTAGCAGACTCATCTACTGACACTTTGACACTTACTGCAGGTACTGGAATTACAATTACTGGAGACTCTTCAACAGACACCATCACAATTGCTTCAACAGTAACCGATACAAATACAACGTATACTTTAGCCAGCGGAACAAATAATGGAACTCTAAAGCTAACCCCATCATCTGGCTCAGTTCAAGACAACATTGCAGTTACTGGTCTTGGAACTGGTGCTTATGCCACTATCTCAAACTATGCTGCTTTGTCAGGTGCAACATTTACTGGGGATGTGGTTTTAGCTGGAACCTCAGCTTCTACAGATGTTAGAACTCTTGAAATTACATCACAAGGTTTTGCAAGAATTGATATGACTGGTGATTCTGGTAATGCTGCTGGTGAGCCAGGAGGTGCTGCGATTACTTTTGCAAATGACTCAGCTGCAAGCACCTATGGAATTGTTTCGGCAGTAAATGCTGCTGGTAGTTCTGGTGTTTCTGGAATTTCTTATACAGGTAGCTTAGACAACTCAATGTTGGTTGGAACAAATGGAGCTTTGCCACTAACACTAGGAACAAACAACAATGTAAGAATGACAATCGATTCTGCTGGAGACGCTTCACTTACTGGAGCACTTGCGGTAACTGGAAATACTACTCTTACTGGAACACTTGCAGTAAATGGCGGTAGCATTACATCAACAGACACCACCTTCGACCTGCTGACTGGAGCATCTACAATTACTATAGGTGCTGGTACTGGAAACGTTCTTTTCCAAGACAATATCTCTGCCGAAGGATACATCACAGCAAGAAGAGCATCAAACCAAGACTCAGTTAGATTGCTGGGTAGAGCAGGTGGAACAGGTAACTATGACGCAATCATTACTCCAACTACACTTAGTGCAACAAGAACCTTTACCCTACCAGATGAAACTGGAACAGTAGCACTTACGGCAGACTTGGCTGACTATGCTGCTCTGGCAGGAGCAACCTTTAGTGGACAAATACAATCTACTCATGCATCAACCTGGTCTTCTCCAGCAATTATTGTTGGTGGTGCTCAAGGTGCAATGCTTTTAAAAGATACAGATGCAAGCCAAGCAGATGCACTTATTGGTGCAAATGCTGGAAACTTTTATATTCTTGGAGATACCGCTAGTGATGGAACTTACGATACTGTCCCACTGACAATGAACTTAACTTCTGGAGACACAACATTCCTTGGAGTAGTTACTGCATCATCATTTAGCGGTAATGCTTCTAGTGCTACAGCTGCCACAAATATTACCATTAGCACAACAGACGGAAATACTTCAGATACGACAATGTATCCAGTATTTGTTGCTGCAAACACAACTGGCAACCAACTACCACATACAGACGTTTCTGGTATTACGTATAATGCTTCAACCAATTCATTAAATACTGGAATTATATCACTAACTGGTGACCTTGCTGTTAACGGTGGAGATATTACTTCTACAGCAGCCACGTTTAATCTTATCAATACAAATGCCACTACTCTAAATATTGGTGGAGCAGCAGCAACATTGTCTATTGGTTCATCAACAAGCACAGTTACCTTTGGAAACATTATTTCTGCAGATGAGGTATACTCAACAAACAACGGCAATGGAACTAACTTTAAAGTTGGTGACGATACTTGGCTTGGAGATATCAACATCTCAAATACTCTGAGCATTAGGGGACAGCAAGATGCTGCAAATGCATACATTGTTTTTGGTAATGGTGATACTAAGGCATTAGGTAGAGCTGGAACAGGAAGACTTACATATGACTCTGCCCTTGTTCCTGCAACTTATTATAAAGTCATTGATGCAACTGCAGCAGGAAGCTCATTGGGAACTGTAGCAGCTGGTGCAAGTACAACATACAGTGCTTTTGGAACTAATGGAATATCTCTTGCTGCTGGTGCATATGAAATAGATTGTTTGCTACTGCTTACTAGCGTAGCAACAGGAACAAGCGGTACTCCAGCAACACTAGTAATTACCCCTGGTTCTCCGTCTGGTCCTGCTGTTCCTACAGAAAACCAACTTTACTATACATACTCGGCAAGCACTACGGTACTAACAAATGCAGCAGCAGTTTCTGGTGTACACAGAACTGGAACAACAAGCTTTGCATCTCTGAACACAATTACGATTGGTACTGGAACTACAAGCTATTTGAGAGCAACAGTTAAGGGAATTGTTCGTATTGGAACCGCTGGAAACTTTACTTTTAGACTTGCCTATACTGGTGCTACAACTGGAAGCATTTCAGCTATCAACCTTGGTGCTGGCTCATTCCTAAAGGTCACCCCACTAGGCACTCAAACAATTACAGATATTGGTACTTGGGCATAGTGTTTTACTTTTTCTAAAACTGTGCTATAATAAATACATTACAGTTATGGAAAGGTGGAAACACTATGTCGGAATTTTTCTCATTTACCCTACCGAATGACTTTGTAGAAAAGTACAAAACATCGGAATCACCCTTTGGATTCGTGGATGCAGGAGGTAACTCACTTGGAGAAATTACTTTCGTTCGCACCTACTCACGAGTCAAAGAAGACGGAACTAAAGAACGCTGGTACGAAGTAGTACGCAGAGTTATTGAAGGTATGTATTCTGTCCAGAAAAATCATGCAAAGGAGAACCGTCTCCCATGGAATGACTACAAGGCACAGAAGTCAGCACAGGAAGCATTCGACAGAATGTTTACCCTAAAGTGGACACCACCAGGTCGTGGTATGTGGACATTCGGTACTCCACTAACAATGGAAAAGCGTAACTCAGCTGCTCTTCAGAACTGTGCAATGGTATCAACCAAAGACTTAGATAAGAATGACCCTGGTGCTCTGTTTGCTTGGGTAATGGATGCCCTGATGCTAGGCATCGGTGTAGGCTTTGACACTCTTGGTGCAGACAAGAACTTTCCAATTTATGCACCAGTAGAGCCAGCAGTAACTTACGAGATTCCAGATACTCGTGAAGGATGGGTAGAGTCGCTACGACTTCTTCTAAATTCATTCCTTCGACCAAACCAAGCCATTCAGGAGTTTGACTATTCGCTAATTCGTCCTGAAGGTGCTCCTATCAAGGGGTTTGGTGGAACAGCATCTGGACCAGCACCACTAATCAAAGTACATAATCAGCTGCGTGAAGTTATCGGTGGACGTGCAGGAGAAAAGCTAGACTCTCGTGCTATTGTTGACATCGTTAACCTAGTTGGAACTTGCGTTGTTGCAGGTAACGTTAGACGTTCAGCTACCTTGGCACTTGGTGGTGCAGAAGATGAGGAATTCATTAACCTAAAGAACTACGAGAAGTTCCCAGACCGTGCTCCATGGGCATGGATGTCGAACAACTCTATTTCTGCAAAGGTTGGAATGGATTACACTCAGTATGTAGACCGCATTGCAGACAACGGAGAGCCAGGATTTATCTGGCTAGATGTTGCTCGTAACTATGGTCGTCTAGCAGACCCTGCAGATGGCAAGGATTATCGTGTTATGGGATTCAACCCATGTGCAGAGCAGCCACTAGAGTCATACGAGCTATGTACTCTAGTTGAGGTACACCTAAACCGTCACGAGAGCAAGGAAGACTTCCTACGCACTCTGAAGTTTGCCTACCTCTACGGAAAGACTGTAACTCTTCTTCCAACTCACTGGCAGCAGACAAACGGTATCATGCAGCGTAACCGTCGTATTGGAACATCGCTAACTGGTATTGCATCATTTGCTGACGCACATGGTCTACCTGCAACTCGTGAGTGGATGGACGAGGGTTATAACAAGATTCGCTTCTATGACAAGAAGTACTCAGAATGGCTATGTGTTCGTGAATCAATTCGTGTAACCACAGTTAAGCCATCTGGCTCAGTATCAATCTTGTCTGGAGCAACTCCAGGTGTCCATTGGATGCCAGGAGGTAAGTTCTACCTACGTGCTATCCGTTTTGGAAACACAGACCCAATGCTACACCTATTTAAGGCTGCAGGGTACAAGGTAGAGCCAGCACTATACTCTGACAACACTTCGGTAGTATACTTCCCAATCTCTTCAGGCATTAAGCGTTCGGAGAAGGATGTAACCATTTTTGAGAAGATGGCACTTGCTGCTACTGCTCAGAAGTATTGGTCAGACAATGGTGTATCAGTAACCCTGTCGTTTGACAAGGAAACTGAAAAGCAGCACGTTGCCTCAGTGCTTAATATGTACGAAGGTCAGCTAAAGGCTGTATCATTCCTTCCAATGGGAAATGACGTTTATGAGCAACAGCCATATTCTGAAATCACAGAAGAAGAATACGACTACTACATTGGTAGAATTGCTAAGATTGACTTCTCAGCAATCTATGATGGAGTTACAAATCTAGAAGCAGAAGGCGAAGCCTACTGTACCACAGACTACTGTGAGATTAAAATTCCAGACAAGAACTAGTCAAAATAGAGTTATGCCCTGTCGTTAATTCGGCAGGGCATTTCTTTATATGGTAGAATATATATCATGGCTAATCCTTCTAATCTTTATGCAGAAAGGGTGTTTTCAGAACATCCAATCGCTCTATGGTCCCTAGATGACAATGCTGGATTTGCTTCATTTATATCTGATGCCAACAAAGACTTGACTACCTGGACTAAAACAGGTTCTGGAACAGTGGCAGATTTCAATAATGCAGACTTTCCTTATCCAATACTTGAAAACGATAAGACTGCACAAGTTTCTATTTCTGGTTCAGCAAGCTCAATAACTTTGACAAGTGCTGCCACCTTTACATCTACACAAGCAGAAACATTTTCTATTGGATTTTATTTTTATGACAATAGCCAAAAGATTACAAAGATTGAGGTTGGCTATGGAGCAAGCCTATTTGAAGTAGACCTTCCAAAAGAAGGTAGCTATGTTACAGATAGACAATGGATACTTGTCTCAAAACAGATTACAGCAAGAGTTGCAGCAGCATCAAGCATTATAATTAAAGTAACATATGACGCTCCTACTGGAACACAGACATTTCTGATTAATGGTGTATCCATTGGAAACCATTCTGAAGAATTTAATGGCTCAACCACAGGACAATATCCAAGTACATTTCCAGCAACAGTAGCAAAAACAACTTATGCCTGGAGTGGAACCGCACAAAGTTCATCTTCAACCGCAACATATTTAGATGGAACCACTCGTACCAACTTAGTAAAAAATCCAATTCCATCTACATCAACAGCAGTGTCTCCACAAGAAAACTGGTCTGTAATCAACCGAGGAACTGGTGGTGCAGGAACTACAACATTAACTGCTGCAGGTGCTAGTGACATTGTGACTACTGCTGCATCAACTACTGCATATTCTTTTGGTATATCAGGAACAACAAATGCTCAAAGAATTCAGGTTACCGCTGGTCAGACATATGCAGTTTCTTTTTATGCAACATCAAGCATTAATGACGTTCGTAGAATTGCAGCCACATTTTATAACTCAGCTGGAACAAGTCTTGGAGAATTTCCAATTGCAACATTTACAATGACAGCAGGGGTAGAGGTAAGGCTTTATGGAACTGTTACTGCTCCTGCAAATGCTGTCTCAATGCGTTTTTATGCTGGTGCTACTACTGGTTCTGTTATTCGTACACTAAACTCAACAATGATTTGGCATAGTGCTCTTGCAGAAGAAACATCTACAATAGGCACATATTTTGATGGCTCTACAAACCATACAGTAATATCTGCAGACTCATACGGTTATGCAAATTATGATGGATATTATGTTGTAAAGAATGGAAAGCTTTTAGCATCTAATTCTGGAATGCCAATGGTTTATGGTGCTTCTAATGCTACATCATGTTTTTATCAAGATGATGAAGGAGACCCATCCTTAATTCTTCCTGCTGCTGGATTTCTACATTCAAATGGCAATGGAAATTCACTATCACTTGAAGCATGGCTAAGAATTGTATCTACAGCAACAACAGAAAAAAGAATCTTTGGTCCAATCGGTTCTACTGATGGGCTGTATGTAAGCGGTCCATTCCTAATGCTAAGAATTGACTCCAACTATGGTATGCATTATGTTGGTGAATGGGGCAGACCAATGCTAATCAATATTAACGTATTTGATAATGGGGCAAACCTATTGGTAAACGGTGAAACAGCTATTTCTCTAAGTTTTGCAAAAGACGACATTGCGTTTAGTGAAGACGATACAGAAGACTTTATTGGTTTCTATGCTCACAGCGATATTCCTAGAATTGATGTAGACTGTGTTGGCATCTATCCATATGTTGTTCCGCAAGAAGTTGCAAAACGTAGATACATTTATGGTCAGGGTATCGAGTTTCCAGAAGAACTAAACAAAGCCTATAACGGAGAGTCATTTCTTGTTGACTACTCTTTTGCAAACTACTCAAACAACTCTGTGTACCCAAATACCTTTAAGTGGAGCGAAGCATTAGTAGAAAATCTTGCAGTGGTAAATAACACACTGGCATTGCCAAGCTACACTAAGCCAACAGTATTTCATGAATCGCTAACAGAGTCAGAATTTTTGTCAGCACTTTATACAACAAATATTGCAGATACTGGAAGGTCAAAAAACTTCTTTCAATTTGAAACAGGAGAAGAAGGCTACTTTATTTTTGAAAGCCTAGAGCAAATTGCAGATAAGACATCAGCGATTTATGGAGTATTCTCTAGAACTGAGTCAACAACCACAGAGCAAGTGCTAATAAAGATATTTGATAATAACTCAGGAGATTACCTAAAGGCATCTCTTCTAAACTCAAACGTAGTTTACTCATTCTACTCTGGTGGGGTAGAGGTTTGGACAGACACAATGGCTGCCACAATATCAGTAGGAGAAGACTTTGTTTGTGGGTTTAGTATTAAGCAGATGGCTGAGAATAATAGTGTTGAGGGCTTGTCTAGATTCCTATCAAACTCTAGAAACCTAAAGGTATACATTGCTGGTGGAGACACAACATCTTCTGCTGGAAAGATTTCACTAACACACACTTTTGACGGATACATCTACTCTGTTGGATTCTCAAGTCCAAGAAACTACAACAAGATAAGTTCCTATTTTGATTCAACCAGCGGTGTAATTGAAAACGTAGATACAGGAGCAACTGTTACAGCACTGTTAGACCACTATGCGTCATACACCCTGATTGCTAAAATTATTGCAGAACAGCTAGTTATCGATATTGCAATCGATGGATACTGGCAAGACTATATTCCACTTTCAACACTATCTAAATATATTCTAAACAGCTCATCTGAACAAGAGTACGATATTGACTACATTCAGTTTAATATAGACTATCCAAAAGCAGTAGACACATCAAGCTCAATTGTTCGCTCATACCTAAGCTTTCAGACAATTGCTAGCGGTGCAAATTCTATACCAGGAACCAAGGTAGCCCTAGCTAGCGACAATGCAGTTATTGCAGATGCATCATGGGCAACAAAGATGTACGAAGTTGTAAATGGCGACGTTATTTATCCACCATCATCAGTAGATAACCAAACTCTTGCACTAGATATTCATCTAGAGTTTCAGGTAGATGGAATTTTGTCTAATCCATTGTTCATTAGAGAGCTGCAAATTTCTTCAAAAGCACTAAACACATTTGAAAATCCAATTGACTCTAGACTAGGAACTAGTGCCTATCCATACGTTCTTGATGGAACAGAGTTTGACTATAAAGCAAGTAATCCGATAAAGATTTATAAAGGAAAGACACCACATTTATATCTAACTGACGAGTCTGGAGTAGGACTGGTTGGAACTGCAACATCTGGAACAAGAGGAATTTACTTTAAGGTAAACAAGAAAGATGATTCCTTCTATAAGGTTAGTTCGATGAACATGGTTGTTAAATACCCAGGAACAGAGTTTCCAGCATCAGCTACAGAAATTTTTAACATAGAAGATAACGTAGTTGGAAAAATTTCTTTTTATGTAGTAGCAACAAATAGCGACGGTACAAGAGGAAAGATTTATGCAGAAAAGGATGCTGCAGCATACTACAACGCAATCATCTTTGTTAATGGAAACAGAACAGGTCAGGCAGAGCTAAACATTGGTCAATGGAACAGTCTCGGAATATCATTTACAAGCATTCTAGATTTTGGTGGCACAGATGAAAAGAAGATTAATGTCCTAGACAAGCTACTAATAAACTCATTGTCATTCTTCCAGGTGTCAGATGAAGAATCTAACCAATCTGTTTCTATATCAACATGGAACGACATATCTGTTGATATTTGGGATGATTGGGATGCTACAACATGGTATGACCTATTACTTACAGAAAGTGCTCCAAAGATTTATGGAATTAACCCAAAGGATATCTTCCAAATCTACACAGGAACACACAAAATTATTGCGTATTCTGACAATGATGCAGTTATCCAGTTCACAGCAGACGGATATCGTGCATATTTGAACTATTCACCGTTAACTTATACCATCACTCCTGCATAATATGGTATACTAGTGGTTATGAAACAAGAAAAACTAGACCCAGTTGAGCAAGCCCTGAGCAAAGCTCGCATCCAAGTAATTGAAAAGCATTACGATTGGGGGCTTTATGTCTGGATTCGTGAGAATGGAAAACCATTTACTGACGACGATGGTAACATTTTAAACATTCCATCAAAGAAAAATGACGAGTCTCAGATTGCAAAACTTAAAGATGCTGCAACATATTATGGAGAGCCTAACGGTCACCCAATTTTTTACCCTGGTCTTGGAAGAATTACAGACGAGGAACACAGCGAGCAAATTGACAGAATGAAGCAGGGTCTTATTCCTAACCTTAATGACCTAGGTGCTGTTCACGCTGCCAAGCAGACAATCGCACTTTACGGAGATGAAGAATAATGGAAGAATACATTATTGGTGCTTCGCTGCCAGAATTTGATGCAGAAGAAGACCTGTTTAAAAAGCAAGACCCATTTGTAAAATCGTGGGATGACCTAAAGGGTCTAAACGGTCTTGACATCAACTTTAAGAGACGTTCAACACGTCAGCTATCTAAGGCAGACGTAACTAGCGATGCCTATCTTGACAGTGCTATGGCTGTTAGTGCAGGTATCAATGGAGCAAAGTCTAAGGAGCTAAATCCTGGCAAAATCTTTAAGAATGGCTACGGACTATTTGACGTAATCACTCCACCATGGAATCTATACGAACTTGCAAACTACTACGACACATCATTTGCTAATCACGCTGCCATTGATGCCAAGGTAGAGAACATTGTTGGTCTTGGTTATGACTTCCACGTCACAGATAGAACTGCTATGCGTCTAGAAGGAATGGAAGACCAGGCAGCCATCAAGCGAGCACGTAGCAGGGTAGAACGTGCCAAGGTAGAACTAAAAGACTGGCTAGAAACTCTAAACGACGAAGATTCATTCACACACACCATGATGAAGATTTATACAGACCTTCAGGCAACTGGTAATGGATATATGGAAATTGGTAGAACTGTTACTGGAGAAATTGGTTACGTTGGTCACATTCCAACCACCACCATGCGTGTACGCAGACTAAAGGATGGGTATGTTCAGATTATTGGCGAGAAGGTTGTTTACTTCCGTAACTTTGGTGCAAAGAATCCAAATCCAATTACGTCTGACCAGAGACCAAACGAGATTATTCACTTCAAGGAATACTCACCACTAAACACCTACTATGGTGTTCCAGACATCATCTCAGCAATTACAGCATTGCAGGGAGACCAGCTAGCATCGCAATATAACATTGACTACTTTGGCAACAAAGCTGTTCCACGTTATGTTGTAACTCTAAAGGGTGCAAAGCTATCGTCAGATGCAGAAGATAAGATGTTTAGATTCTTGCAGACCAGCCTAAAGGGTCAGTCACACAGAACTCTTTACATTCCACTTCCAGGAGACTCAGATACTAACAAGGTTGAGTTTAAGATGGAACCAATTGAAAATGGCGTACAGGAGGCATCATTCAATGAATATAGAGTTCGTAACCGTGACGACATCTTGGTTGCTCACCAAGTTCCACTCTCCAAGATTGGTGGCGGTGATGCAGCATCTATTGCAGCTGCCCTAGCACAGGACCGCACGTTTAAGGAGCAGGTAGCAAGACCAGCACAAAGAAACGTAGAAAAACTTATCAATAGAATCATCAAAGAGAAGACCGACATTCTTGAACTCAAGTTTAACGAGCTTACTCTTACAGATGAGATTGCACAGTCGCAGATTCTTGAGCGTTATGTCAAGACTCAGATTATGGTTCCAAACGAAGCTCGTGAAATTCTTGGTCTGCCACAAAGACCAGATGGCGACGAGGCATTTCAGATGACACCAAGACAAGCAACTGACGCTCGTGCTAACATGGCAGATAACCGCCAGCGTGATACAGAGCGAGCAAACAATGCATCTGACAGCACTGCAACCACCACTGGACGAAACGCCCAGGGTGAGGGTAGAGCAGTACAATAAAAAGTATGTTACAATAGAGTAACAATACTTATAAAAAGGGTATATAATTAAGGTAATATGACTATTCAAAAAGCTCATTGGAACACTGAAGGCGACAACGTTCGTCTATCAATGCCATTTAACAAGGTAGATAAAGAGAGACGTATCGTCTCTGGATTTGCTACACTTGACAATCTAGATAAGCAAAATGATATTGTCACTCCAGAAGCATCTCTAAATGCTTTCTCAAAATTCCGTGGAAACATTCGTGAAATGCACCAGCCTCTTGCTGTTGGCAAAATGGTTTCCTTTAAAGAAGACAAGTTCTTCGACCCAGAGACAAAGAAGATGTACTCTGGTATTTACGTTTCAGCCTACGTATCCAAGGGTGCTCAAGACACCTGGGAAAAGGTTTTGGATGGAACCCTTTCGGGTTTCTCAATTGGTGGTAAGATGAACAAGTGGGACGATGGCTACGATGAGAAGATGGACTCCAAGGTTAGAATTATTAAAGACTATGACCTTGTTGAGCTTTCTCTTGTAGATACCCCAGCCAACCAATTTGCAAATATTCTTTCTGTTGAAAAAGTTGACGGTGTTGATGTTGTTAAAGGCATGGACACAGTTATCGAAAACGTGTTCTGGGACTCTGAGTCTGGACTAGTTCTGCTTTCTGAAAATGAAACAGAGATTAGCCCAACTTCAGGTGTGCCTATGCAGAACATTGGCTTCGTTGAAAAATCAGACAACGAAAAAACAGAAATGCTAAAGTTCTTAGTTGATAGTGCTAAAGGCATTAAAACTTCTAAGATAACAAAGGAGGAAAGTCCTATGACTGACGCAACAAATGAAGTGGTTGAAGAGACCACAGTTGAGACAGTAGAGGTTGCTCCAGAGGCAGATGCCGTAGTTGAAGAAGCAGTATCAGAAGAGGTTACAGAAGAGGCTCCAGTAGTCGAAGAAGTAACAGAAGAAGCTCCTGCAGAAGAAGCTGAAGAGGTATCTCCAGCAGACGATGAAACCGAAAAGACACTAGTTGTTAACGCAGTTTCAGAAATCAAGGATACTCTAACATCAGCCTTTAGCGACCTTGCATCAATCGTAAAGAGCCTACAGGCTCAGGTTGATGAACTCAACAAATCAATTGATTCCGTAAAAACTGAGGTAAAGGAATCAAAGGATGTATTTAACGAATTTGGAAAGAGAGTTGACGCTGTTGAAGCTGATACTGCTTTCCGCAAGTCTGGCGACATCGGTGATGTCGTACAGTTTGAACCAGAACAGGTTCAGAAATCCCTATGGGACGGTCGTTTCCTCAAAACAACCGATTTATTCAAATAAAAATCACTAGGAGGTGACAATTATGTCGGAAGAAATTATTAAAAACTATCCAGGAGCAGGTGCTAACGAGGTTAACTCGGAAGGTGCTTTCGCTTCAGGTGGCATTGGTGGCGTTACTAACCCAGGAGCTTCAACTCTCGGAAACGTCCCAACTGCTGAATTTGGTGTACTAACTGGTCCTAACGCTGTAACCCCTAGTGGTTCTGCTGCTAGCGGTATTCTACGTCCTGAACAGGCTCGTAGATTTATCGATTATGTCTGGGACGGTACAGTCCTAGCCAAGGACGGTCGCCGTGTAACAATGCGAGCCAACACAATGGAACTTGAAAAGGTTAACGTTGGTGAGCGTGTTATTCGTGCTGCTAACCAGGGTGATGCAACATACACCAACGCTGGTGCTACATTCTCTAAGGTCGAACTTACTACAAAGAAGATTCGTCTTGACTGGGAAGTATCAGCTGAGGCTCTAGAAGACAACGTTGAAGGTGCTGCTCTTGAAGACCACCTAGTCCGTCTAATGACAAACGCATTTGCGAATGACATTGAGGACCTAGCAATCAACGGTACTGGTACAGGGGTGAACAACTTCCTTAACATTATGGAAGGTTTCGTAAGCCGTACCAAGACCGATGGATACGCACACGAATACGTTGCTACTATCGCTAACAACGCATTTACACCAGAGGTTCTACAGCAAGTTGTAGACCGTCTACCTCGTAAGTACCGTGCTCTAAAGAATGGTCTGAAGTTCTACGCAGGAACCTCAGCATTCCAGGGCATCGTAAGAAACCACGGAACTGCTTCGAACAACATTTGGACAGAGCAGTACCGCAACTCTTACCTAGCTGGTACTGACCAGGTAATTGGTGAGGCTCGTGCCACTCGTGTACTAGGTATTCCTGTTATGGAAGTACCTTACTACCCAGAAGGCTTCGTAGACCTAACCTTCCCAAGCAACCGCATTTGGGGTTTCCAGAGAGACATCACTGTAAACCGTGAGTACGTTGCAAAGAAGGACACCATCGAATACACCGTCTTCGTACGTTTTGGTATTCAGTGGGAAGAGCAGGACGCTATCGCATACGTTGACAGCGACTCTGTTGACTCAAGCCTATAATCTTGAGTTGCCCAACTTGGAGGGGGTAGGAGCTTCGGCTTCTACCCCTTTCTACTTTTTATCTGCTATAATGTAAATTGGAGGAAATCATGTCAAATGAAACACTAAACGAGTCTACGACAGAAATTACAGTAGACGCAACAGAAGCAACTGAAGTTGCAGTAGATGATGTACAGGTAAGCCTAGAGGTAACCGCATCAGGAACAAAAGCTGGTATTGAAACAAATGAGGCTGGTGTAATTGCATCGCCATCAAAGAAAAAAGGTAAGCCAGGACCATCAGTAGTAGTCGTAAATGGAGCTATTGGTTCTCCAGGAGCAGAGCGTAAAGACGCTCCCAAAGTCGTGGCAGAGCCAAAGAAAAAGGAAACAGTTGCACTATTCTCAACAAAGAACGTTTATTGGGAAAACGTTGGAGAGATTAAGCGTGGCTACAACTTTGTAACACCAGAACAAGCTAAGTATTGGCTAAAGAGAACCCACGTTCGTGAAGCTACCGCAGCAGAAATCAAAGAGGCGTTGAACAATTAGTGGAGATTCTTAGAGTAGATACAGCAACAACACCATTTCAGCTGGGGACACAGAAGTTCCAGTTCCCAATCGTTGTTGATGGGTATGCCAGTACAGCAGTAACAGTAAATGTTACAGACCTTTCAGATTCCACTCTTGTAATGGATGCTGTACAAGCTACCACTACTTCTGCATCAAAGCTAACTATCTCAGTGCCACTAAAGTATGACGCTGATTACAAAATTCAGGTCTATAACACTCATGGGGCAGTTGCAGCAGCCAACCTAGTCTACGAGGACTTCTACGAGGTCCGTAGACCCTATGTAGACCCAAATACAAAGGCTACTACAGCTACAGACATTGCTGCTTACGCAGCTAACGAACAGCTGGCTAGAGCAATCATTGACTCAATCGTAACTGATGGATTTTACTACAAGAAGAAGGCTATTCTTGCAATCGGCAACGGTAGCGACTTTATCCCAGTATGGGACAACGTAAAGAGTATTCTTTCTGTGTACGAAAATAACGTTTTGGTAACAGCCAAGACATTTGAGCTTACCAGAGATGGCTCTGCAATTACTCAGGTATACACAGGAGAACTAAATAGAAGCGAGTCAGCACCAGTATTGCTACCAGCATCTAGCTCTGACTATACAGAGTTAATCTATGGATATACTGGTTTTCCAAGAGAGTATGACTATAAGATTATTGCTGAAGTTGGATATCTAAATATTCCAGCAGATATCAAGAAGGCTACAGAGCTACTTATTGACGACATTAACTGCGGAAGACTTGACTACTACAAGAGATACATTGGCTCGTACAACACAGACCAGTTTAGAATTCAGTTTGACAAGGCAGTATTTGAGGGAACTGGAAATATTCTAGTAGACAAGATTCTAGAAAAATATAAGAAGCCAGTGACACGTCCAGGAGTGTTGTAAAGTGGTCATATGCGAAACTCCAGACTTTGCCTTCCCAATGCTTGCAGACGTTTACTATCCAATTGTTGAGCAGGGTGCTTATGGCGATGTCAAAAAAAACTGGGTACTAGATAAGACCATTGCCTGTCAGTTTAACACAGCAGGAACAGCAAACAAGGAAGAGCTTAGACCAGAAGTAAAACTAATTCAAGATAGTTCGCTAATCGGTAGGGTTAAGAGCGATATCCGTTTTTCTAGTGAAGAACAAAAGAATGCTCTTACAAATATCGTAGTCACAAATATCCGTGACAAGAATGGCAATCTAATTTATTTAGAGGTATCTGGTCCACGTGCTGGTCAGCCAACAATCTTTGAGCTAGCAACCTTTGACCCATTTATGGGACCATTTGGAAACGTAGAGTACTACAAAATATTGCTAAGGCGTTCAGAGAATCAGGGAAGTGACCTATGATAACTCTAACTATTGACTCTAATGAATTTTACCAAGACATGAAGAACATCATTGATTATTCGAATGGATTTCTTGAAGGAACACAAGCTGGAAAGAAAAAGTTTTTGGATGGTCTGGGACAAGACCTATCAGAGTTTCTAAAAAACTTTATAGACTCAAACGCAAGGGTAAATCCAGAAGTTCTTCACCACGTTTATGAGTGGCATCAGATTGGTCAGCCAGGTGCAAGACTATTTGACATCCAGTACACAGTATCAGACAGTGGGTTGTCTTTTTCTGGAACACTATCACAGTCTAAGTCAATTAAGAATGGCTCTACCGTTCCATTCTACAATAAGGCAAGCATCATGGAAAATGGCGTTCCAGTAACCATTAGACCAAAGAGAGGCAGAGTCCTAAGATTTGAGCAAGATGGGCAAGTCTATTACGTCTCTGGAAAAGTTTCTGTTCAAAATCCTGGTGGAGATTACGCCAAAGATGGATTTAGAAATGTGTTCGACTCATTCTTTAGCAACCCTGTAACTCAGTCTTTCTTGGAGTCTAGCGGTATCGCTAAGTATATTGAAACACCAGCAGTCTTTAAGAAGAACATTAGGGCTGGAAAAAATAGCGGTAGAGCAGTAGGCTTTGACACAGGATACAAGTGGATTGCTAACGCTGCAGGAGGAGTTCTATAATGACAACAACATCAATTCTAAATACCCCAATGCTATGGGTTAACCACTACCTAAAAGAAAAGCTAGAGACACTAGGCTTTGACACGGTTCCATTCTTTCCAAGCACACCATCAACTATTGACAACCTGACATCATCATTTCCAGATGGTGGTATCATGTGTACTTACGACAGACTTATTCGTATGCGTAGAAAGGCATTCCCACACATCAAGTGTGAGCAGGGGCTGTACTACTTCTATGCAACAGCAGAAAATTCAGTAGTCAATATGATTAAGATTACAGAAAAGGTTCTTAGGCTAATGGACCGTTCAGACGAAACAGCAGAAGAAGTAAATGAGTGGGCAAGGCAAAAAGGCTCAATCATTGTAAACGGAGAAACCATTGAGCCTAATTTTTACTTCCACAATTTCAAGGTATATCAGCTTGAAGAGGTGAGAGACATTATTGATTTTGGTACTGCTAGAACATATGGCGGTAACAAGATTATTATTGAGTATGACTACCATATGGTTGATAAAGACTTTATTTAATTCATAAAAGGTCGTTATACTTATATTGAGGAAACACCCCCATTAATTCCATAAGAATAAGAGGTGAAAAAATTATGGCATATACACGTGGTTCAAGTGCCAACATTATTGTTGGTGCAGCAGCACTATTTGCTTTTGAGAACGGTGAAATGACCGATGCAGACCTTCCAACGTCTGCAACAGGAGTTTCGTACAAGACCACTCTAAGCACAGACACCGACTTCCGCAACGTTGGTTATACTTCAAACGGTATCGAACTAACCTTCGCTCCTGACTTTGGAGAAGTTTCTGTTGACCAGGTTCTTGACGTAGCTAAACTCTACAAGCAAGGAATGACAGTCAACCTAAACACCAGCTTCGCAGAAGCAACCATGGAGAACCTTCTTCTAGCCTTGGCTCGTCCAAGAACAGACGCTTTCGTTAGCGACCCAGGAGGAGCTCTTGGTGGAGAAGATACTCTAAACCTTTCAGCAGGTGAGCTGGGCGAATGTCCAGTCGAACGTGGATTGGTAGCAGTTGGTCCTGGTACAGGTGACTGCGAGATTGGTACAGGCATTGAGCGTATCTATCTTGCATACCGTGCTCTTTCAATCGAAAGCGTAACCGTATCAGCAAAGCGTGACGAAGCGACAATGTTTGACGTTTCGTTCCGTCTACTTCCAAATGACTCAGCGTCATACGGAAAGATTGTTGACAGAACTCTGGCTCTCGGTCAGAAGAATGGCAACTTCCCAGCATCATCAATCTAATAACTTAATAGTTGAGACTCCCCTTACTTCGGTAGGGGGAGTTTCTTTTTTGGTATACTAGATAGATGGCTACTAAAATATACGAAAGTGCAATCATAGAAACTATCTATGGACAAAAGATTTATATTACTCCTCTTAAGATTAAATATCTTAGGCAGTTTATGGATGTATTCGATTCTGTAAAAACTGCACAAGATAGCGACGAACTGCTAAACCACATACTTGAGTGTGCGGTGGTAGCCATGCAACAGTATGCTCCAGAAATTAATAGTGTAGAAAAGATTGAGGATAGTTTTGATATCAAGACTATTTATAAAATCTTAGATATTGCTGCTGGCATCAAGCTAGACCAAGAAAAAGAAGAAGGTCAAGAGGAAGAGGCAAAGCAGGTTAAAAAAGAAGACGTAAAGCAAAGTGCTACTTGGGACACAATGGACTTGGCTAAACTAGAGGCAGAGGTTTTTCAGCTAGGTATCTGGAAAGACTATGATGAGCTAGAGTGTTCTTTGTCAATGTCTGAAATAACAGCAACGCTTGAAGCAAAAAGAGAGCAAGACTATGCCGATAAAAAATTCTTTGCAGCAATCCAAGGCGTTGATTTGGATAAGCAATCAGGTAAGTCAAATGCTTGGGAAGAAATGAAAGCCAGGGTATTTAGTGGTGGAGCATCAAGCGACCCCAATGACATTCTTGCTCTACAGGGACACAATGCAGCTAAGGCAGGTTTTGGTATTGGTGCTGGATTATCCTACGAAAAATGGGACTAGTATGTGCTATAATTTAATTACTAACCTATAGGAGGAACAATGGCTACGACCATTAATGAAGCAAAAGAAATCGCATTGCTAGATGGAACTGTTATCGCAGTTCGACCACTAAAAATCTCACTACTTCGTGACTTTATGAAGTCTTTTGAGAAAATTTCTGGAGTGGCAGACGACAACGAGAAGTCTATGGACCTTCTCCTTGAGTGTGTTGTTATCGCTCTAAAGCAGTACAAGCCAGAACTGGCTGAAGACCCAAAGAAGCTTGAAGAGCTTCTAGACCTACCTACCGTATACAAAATTGTAGAGGAAGCATCTGGTATCCCAATGGGAGCCAACTTGCTAGGGGTAGCGTAATAAAAAACAGGTGCTTATGGAATGACTGATATCAACTCAAACATTAATTTAAATATTGATACTAATGAAGCAATTCAAAGTATCAAGAATTTGCAGAGACAGATATCAGTCTTCCATCAGCAAATGCTGCGTTCTGGAAGTGCAGCAAACGAACAGATTTCAAGAAATCTTCAATCAAACTTGATGAAGAATATTGATGCTACTGGTAAATTTAGAACACAAATAAAAACAATTCAAGATGAAACTGAGTCATTTACTCAGTCACTTGAAAAGAACCAAATGTCCTTGGGACAGTACTTTAGGTATGCAGGTGGAGCAACAAAGTCTTTTGGAAAACTATTTTCCAAAGAATTCAATACTATTGAAAAAGTTGCAATTGAACGTGTAAAGACCCTACAGACACAATATATCAAACTTGGTAGAGATGCCAATGGTGCTCTTAAGGCTATTGCTGTTAGACCACTAGCACTTGACATGGACAATCTTGCTACTAAGACTGCCATTGCTGCACAAAAGCAGCAACTACTAAACCAACTTCTAAAGCAAGGTTCTACAAACCTTCTAAACTTTGGTAAAAATACTCAGTGGGCTGGTCGTCAGCTCATGGTTGGTTTTACAATCCCTCTTGGTATTGCTGCTACAACTGCAGCAAAAGCGTACATGGATATTGAGAAAGCATCTATTAAGTTTAGACGTGTTTATGGTGACTTGAATACAGGTGCTGATGAAGCAACACGTATGTCAGAAGAAGTTAAGCGATTGGCTATGGAGTTTACTAAGTACGGCGTTGCAGTTAAAGACACTATGGAAATGGCTGCAACTGCTGCAGCAACTGGTGCGTCTGGTGCAGCACTTCTAGCACAAATTCAGCAAGCATCAAAGCTTGCAGTTCTTGGTCAGGTAGACCAGCAACAGGCACTTGAGACAACAATCTCGCTAACAAACGCTTTCCAAATTGCAACAGAAGACCTGGCAGGAAGTATTAGCTTCTTGAACGCAGTTGAAAACCAGACTGTAACATCCATTGAAGACCTTACAATTGCTATTCCAAAAGCAGCTCCAGTAGTCAAGCAGCTTGGTGGAGATGTTAAAGACCTATCCTTCTTCCTAACCGCAATGAAGGAAGGTGGAATCAACGCATCAGAAGGTGCTAACGCACTTAAGTCTGGTCTTGCATCCCTGATTAACCCAACTGCAAAAGCATCAGAATTTTTGCAAGGATTTGGAATCAATATCAGTGGTATTGTTGAAGCCAACAAGGGAGACGTTAAGGGACTAGTAGTAGACTTTGCTCAAGCACTTGATACCCTAGACCCATTAAACCGTGCTCGTGCTATTGAACAGCTATTTGGTAAATTCCAGTTTGCTCGTCTATCTACATTGTTCCAAAACGTTATTGCAGAGGGTAGCCAGGCACAAACAGTACTAAGTCTAGCAAAAGCCACATCAGAAGAACTTGCTGTTCTATCTGAGCGAGAATTGAAAAAGGTAGAAAGCTCGCCAGTATTCAAATTCCAAAAAGCTATTGAGCAGATTCAAGCAAAACTTGCCCCAGTTGGTGAAGCATTCCTAAAGGCTATTACCCCAATTGTTGAGCAAGTAGGAAAAATCCTTGATGGTTTTAATAACATGGGTGATGGAGCAAAACAATTTGCCGTAATTGCAACTACAGTTATTGCTGGTATTGGTCCAATCGCACTTATGACATTCGGTCTTATTGCTAACGGTGTTGCAAACCTTATTAAGATGTTTGCTAGCATTAAGAACTTCTTTAACAAGACAGGCAGCAGCACAGCAGACTTAGGAGAAACTACTGAGTACATGACTCAGGCACAGCTTGAGGCACAGGCAGTAGCAGCAGCACTTGACGAAACTCACGCAAAGCTTGTCCAATCGTTTACTCTTGAAGCAGAAGCAATTAATAAGCTTGTTGGTGAATATGAAAAAGCTATTGCTGCACAGTCTAGATATAATGCTGGTGCAAAGCCAACTGAAGGCGGAACACCTCCTGGTGGAGGAGCAGGTCCTACTACTAGTTCGCCAACTCCAACCAAACCATCAGGAACAGAGAAAAAAGAAGACAAAAGAAAATCAATTCCAACAACCTTTTCTGTATCTGGTGGAAATTTTGAGAAACAAACATACTCTAGTTCAGCAATGTATGCACCAGGAAATACTCCTGGTGGATTTGGTCTAGATACTGAATGGCTAAAAAACTCAAAAGACGCTCCGCTATCTTGGGCTGCAAGCCTTATGGGTGGAATGAGAAAGTCAACAAAATCTGGTGGTTCTTTAGCAGCATTTGAAGAAAAAACTACAGCAAAATTTGGTGGAATATTTGACGAACTTTTTGAAATATATAAGTCTGGTGTAGATGATGCGAAAGATGTGGTTGAGCTAGGACAACAAACATATCCAGCATTAAAGGCAAAACTTGATGAAGCAGTAAAGTCTGGAGCAATCACACTAAGAGAAGCAGCACACGTTAATAACGCACTAAGAACACTAGTTAATCCAAGAGCATCGGATAGAACAGAGTATACTTCTGCACCACGATACGAAGGTGGCTTTGACGAAGCTGGAAATGCAGTACTAAAAAGAGCTGGTGCTACCGAAAGAGCTGGAAAAACATCAAAAAATACTATTTCAAAACTTTATGATATGCTCAGAGAAAAAGCTGGCATGGGGGCAAGACCAAAAGAGCAAACCTATGCTCACTTGGCTGCGTCTGGTTCAGAAGGAATGGTCTTTCAAGAGCCTAGAATTAGAACAGCAGTCTCAGATGCAGACCAGGCTTTAGCACAAGGTCTTTCTCAAACACTAGCAGCTGGAGGAAAAGTTGGACAGGGACAGGTTGAACTAGGTCCAGAAGGTTTGCTGCAAAATGTAAAACAAGAAATGAAAAACGTTTCTAAAGAACTTGTTCCAGAAGCAGCACAGGTTGGTAAAAACACAGGAGATGGAATTCTTAATGGTGCTAAAGAAACTCTAGACACAAACTCACCATCTAGAAAGATGTACGAGGTTGGTCAAGATGGAGCACAGGGTCTTATCAATGGTGCAAGAGATGGATTCCTAAAACCACCTCCAGGTTCTGGCATTATCCCTCCAGGTAGCCAAGCAAAGGGTGTTCTTCCTCCACCACCATCTTCTATTCCAGGAGTAGCTGCTCCAACCTATACAGCCCCTCAAAAAGGCAAGATGGCTGGACTATTCGATAAAGCCAAGGGTATGGCAGGACAGGCAGCATCTAAGGTAGGCGAAGTAGCTAAAAAAGCAGGTTCAAGCCTTTACCAAGCAGCAGACAAAGCATTTAGCGAACACATGACAGCTGTCATGGAAGAAGAAGACAGAGCAAGAGAAATAAGACAAGCACAATTCTCTAACCTACTTGAAGAAGCAAGACTAAATGATGCAGAGTTTGCAGCAGCTGCAGACAAGCGTGACCAGCTAATTAAGCTTGCACAAAGTGGTAAAGAACTAAGTGCAGAGCAGCAAGCAGAACTAGAGCAAGCCTATAAAGTAATTGACAAAAAGAAGAGATTGCTGTCTGCTGAAATTGATGCTGGAAATATGCAAGAGGCAGCCGTCGGTGGTGCTGGAAATCAAAAAGTTCCGTATGGACAACTAAGCAAATCTGGTAGAAAAGACTACTGGAAATCTTTTGGAAATAAGGTTGGTAAGGGTGCTATGGGGCTTTCTGCAGTAGCAGGTGTAGCCTCTATGATTCCAGGACCAGTTGGTGAAGCTGCATCTTCAGCACTTCCATTGCTTGGAACGTTGTCTACACTTTCTAACCTTATCGCTGGTCCAGTATCTGCTTCATTTGTAGGGGTAGCAGCAGTAATTGCTGCAATGATTACTGTAATGCTTAAGCTTAACGAAGCATATTCTCAAGCAAGAGACAAGTCAATGGCTCTGACAGAAGCCACAGGAGCAAGCACAAAGGCAATTAGAGGTCTTGCTGAGTTTGCTGGCAAAGTTTCTGCTGGCGAATTTATGGATAAGGTTAGACAAGATAGAGCCAAGATTACATACGCAGCCCCAGGAAAAACAACTTTTGGAGAATCTTTTGTTGCCTCAGATTCTGGCAAGGCTCTTGTAGAACAGTATAAGTCATTAATGAAGTCTGGCGGTGCAAAAGAAGTTACTAGAGATATGGCAAGCCAGCTAACAACAGCTGTAGTCTCTGGTGCATTGTCTGCTGACCAAGCAAAATCTATTGCTGCAAACATAGCATATGAACTTGGAAATATGACTGTTGGGCTAAAAGTTAGAGCAGAAATTGTAGAACTTGTTGGGGCAGACGGAAAAGCTTTTGAGAAAAATCCAGTTGAGGTATCTGCGAAACTAACAGAAAAGTCAGTCCAAAATATGCAAGACAGCTTCGGCATGATGAACAAAAATATTTATTCTAATGTTCTTACAAATACTGAAATTGGAAGAACTGTTACTGCTGGAGCAACGATTGCTGCAGCAACTGCTGCTGGTGCTATGATTGGAACTGCTGTTGGTGGACCAATTGGAACTCTTGTTGGTGGAGGTCTTGCAGCAATTGGTAGTTCAATTATAGCTTTGGAAACTATGAAAGAAGCAGCAGCAAAGGCTGGGCAGCTGTCTGGCGTTGCAGTAGCCGATATGAACTTGCTGACGCAACAACAAAATGAACTAGCGGATGCTCTAGATGCGTATTATATTAAAAAAATTAGAGAAGCAGAAGTAGAAGGAAAAATTACTGAAGCAAAGAGGCTGCAGGTAGAGTATGACACAGAAAAAAACAAACAAAATAAAGTTCTTGCAGATGCTACTCAAAAAATGCTAGACCTATACGACCAAGCAGCAGAAAAAGATAAAGTTATACAAGGAATGGAGTCAAGTATAACTAATAAGTTTAAAGATGATGTTAATGCATCAATGTATATAGAACCAATTAGACAAGCAATGAATACTGTTGGTCTAAATGAAAAACAAAAAGTGCAGCTAAACCTAGCCATACTTTCAGAATCAATGACACCAGGAGAGGTTTCTGGACTGCTGACAATGATGAGTAAAGATAGCTCATTGAAGGATGTTACATTTGATATCCTAACAAGGTTCCCTGGAAAAACTGGTGCAGAAGCAATTGGCATTTCTCAAATGTTTAACAATGAAGCTCTTCAAAAAGACTTTATTCTAGCGGTTCAAAAAGCAAACACCCCTTCTGAAGTAGATGACTTAACAAGAATGGCACTTCAAGTTCAATCTCTTGGTGGAGTAGCAGAGCAGTCAATTAACACAATGCTTAACTATGCAATTACAAATAAAGATGCAGCCAAGGAAGTAAACAGAGTTCTTGACGCACTTGATACTCAGGAAGTAACAACAGTAGAACAGGCATTTGAAATTGTGCCAAAACTAAAAGTTAATCCAGAAGCATTTAATCAAGAATACTTTAAAACACTCAAAAATACTGAACAAAAAGAGCTTTATATTTCTACAATTACAACAGTGCTAAACACAGTTGATAATGTTACAACAGATAAGTCTTTCCAAAAGTGGTGGGCAGAAGAAGGAAGCAAATACGGAAAGATTTCAGACCATAGCCCAATATTCTGGAAAAATGTATATGCTGAAGCCATGGGACAAAAGGTTACAGAAGGTGTTGTAGATACAACTCTAGCAGTAAATCCAGAAACTCCAGCTGGTGGTGGCGGTGGAGCAAAAGAAGTTTCATTCCTAGATGCAATCGTAAAACGCATTCGTGACGTTCTAAAATATACTCAGCAACTTACAGAAGGTTGGGCTAAATCAAAGAAGGCTATTGAAGACTTTGCTAAGACTGGCATGAATGTATTTGACGGTCTTGAGATGAAGCTAAAACGAGCAGGTGCTACAGATGAACTTACTGGTGCAATTCTTGGACTAAGCAAAGAAGACTACGACAAATACAAGTCACGACTTATGGATGCAAAGGGTAATCTAACAGACTTTGCCAAAACTCTTATTAAGGTTACTAATCAACTTGCCTTTGGTGACGCTATTGTTCAAAATGACAAGATTGTTCTACAGGCTAAAACAATGTCACAAGCATTCTCTGGTGCAAAAAATGGTATGCAATCGTTTATTGACAAGGGCATTGTAAGTGCTGCAGATGCTTATGAAATTCTTTCAGATGCAACACTTGCTTCAGCATTTGCTGCCGATAAAGAGGGTAAATCTAGAAAAGCTCTAATTAACTCATACATGATGGCAAAGAAAGCACAATGGCTAATGCTATCTGCTGAACAAAAGAGACAGAAGTATGTTGAGATGTACAATGCTAATCTTGAAGTAATTGCTTTGCAAGAAGAAGAAATTAACAAGAAGTACGATAAGAGAAACGAGGCTCTTGACAAGATTCAGGCAGCTAACGATGCAATTGCTAAACAAAACCAGGCACAGCTATCTTTGTCAGAAGCGTTGTCACGTGGAGACCTATCTGGTGCTGTTCGTGCTGCAAAAGAAATGGAAAGCCTGTCAGCCACCCAAGCAGTCGAAGCAAGACGTGCTGCAATGGAAAAAGCTAGACAAGATGAATTAGGAAAAATTACAACCGATGTCAATGGCGTTCTTATGACAAGAAAAGACATTGAAGACCAAATTAAAGCTGCTAATGAAGCGACTGTGCTTGCTAAGGCTGCACAACTAGAAAAAGAGATTGCAATTGGAAAGCAAGCTGAAGCAAACAGGTCAGCAATTCTTGCCTGGGCAGCAAGCAAGGATAATCCAGCAAATGGAGCTATTGGTGGCGGTACAGGTGGTGGTCCAGGTGGTGGTCCAGTAGTTCCTCCTCCACCACCACCACCAACACCAGTAGTACTTACCCCAGCACAACAAGCAGCAGCTGTTCAAAGCAGTGCCATTGCTGCAATTCGTGCAGACGATAAAAACTTTGACCCTAAAAAGGTAAAGGGTAAGACATACGACAATCCAATTACTACTGGAATTCCAGACAACTCTTCTATTCCAGAGACCAAGAAACTCTTTTCTCTTGGACAGTATGTAAAACTTCCTAAAGGCGTTTATATGCAAACAATGGTTGTTAAGCCAAACAAAATTGTTGAACTAACCTTTAGCTCAGAACCAAATGCAGCAAAGATTAAGACTAAGGGAAACTCAGTCAGGCTTGAAACAGACATGGCTGGAAATCTTCCACCGTATCAACGTTTTGCCAGTGGTGGAATGGTTATGCCAAAGTATATGTCGGTTGGTGGACAAGCAGTGGGAACAGACACCGTTCCAGCAATGCTAACTCCTGGAGAATTTATTGTTAGCCAGCCAGCAGTTGAAGACTTTGGAATCAACAACCTAAAGGCAATTAACAATGGCACATACGGAGGCAATTCAGTGTATAATTATAGTGTCAACGTTAATGCTGGCTCTAATGCAAGTGCTGACGATATTGCAAGGGCAGTTATGAATAAGATTAACGAAGTTGACGCAAGAAGAGTAAGAGGTAATAATTTCTAATGGCAACTTCAACCTATATGGCAGGTCGTAAAAAATATTCTCGCCCACAGGCAATGCTTTGGTCAGAGAACCCTGGTGAGATTAGCAACGGTGTTTTTGTTCCTAGTGGATATGAAACAGGTAGCTTAATTAGCATTACCGCAGTTACTCCAAGCAGCCCTACATCTGGCAAGGTAACCTATACAGCAGATAATACTCTAAGTGAAGGAGATATTGTATTTATTCAAGGATTAACTCCAACAGAATACAATGGAAGCTATAGCGTTGTCTCTGCAACATCCACTGCCTTTGTAGTTACAAATGCTACAACCACAACGGTTACCGATGGTGTAGGAGATGCTCTTCCAGCAGGAAACTTTATCATTCTTTCTGACGACAATCGTTCAGACATCCAGTTTACACCACAAAGAATTGAGCAACGCAAGCGTATGGTTAATGGTCGTATGCGTTCATATCACATTGCGGATAAGCTGCAAATTAGCACATCTTGGCAAATGCTTCCATCACGCTCTGCAATCTATGACCAAGACTTTGACACCAATGGTGCAACAGCACTACTACGTTCACAGATTCACACTAGCGATGGTGGTGCAGGTGGGGTAGAGCTTTTGGACTGGTATGAAAACCACAAGGGACCATTCTGGGTATTCCTATCATATGACAAATATACAAATTTCCCAAAGGGTGACGGAAAGTATGGACATCTATCTCAGTATAGCCAGATAATTGAAATGTATATTTCTAACTTTACCTATACTGTTCAAAAACGTGGTGGAACAAACTATGATTTTTGGAACGTTTCTGTTACACTAGAAGAGGTATAAAATGTTCACTAACTCAACCCTTAAAGCACACCTAGAATCTAGCTCAACAATTAAAACAGAGTCGCTAGTACTCGCTGAGTGGAATCTAAACAATGCAGACAACATAGAAAAGATTGGTAACTATCGTTTTAGACCAACTCTTTCTACTAAGACAGAAACAAACTTTGGAACGGTAGCATCGACATATGACGCTAACGATAGCCTTGGAGCATATACAAATGCAACCAATGCAGACATTGTTCTAGATGGTGGATACAATAACGACGGAACAAAGGAAGATTACCTTGTTACCTCAGACCAAAAAATGAAGTCTTTGTTTTCACTAGAGCAATGCTTTGACAGGTTTAGACCTCGCTCAGGAATCAACAAGATAATGTATTTTGATGGAAGGGTTTTACCACCATTTAGCCCTGATATGTTTAAAAGACCAAGATACTACTTTGCAGGTAAAGACGATAACTTTAAGTACTGGACTTCAGCAAGAGGAGAGTCCGATGGTTCTAGCACAGAAAAACAGCGAGGCATCTCAAGAAACTTTAATGGTGCTGGAACATACTACATTGACGACGCAGCACCATTCATAAAATACTCAAATCCAATTTTTACAAATAGAATTGTAGTAAAGATGCAAACACACACTAGCGAAATTAATGCTGGTAATTTTATCATTAATGGAGTTTCAACAGCAGACCCATTCTATGAAGGTGCAAGTGGTCAGAACAAGAAGGTTCCAAAAGTATGGAAAGTCCAATACTTAAATGCTCTAACAAACGTGTGGACAGACGCTTATTCTTTTGACGGAACCTCTTTGATTGACAGCGACGGATATGTAGAGCTTGCTTATGGAATGACAAATAAGCCAGCAAGTTTTATTTATGTTCAGACACTATCATCTGTAAATGCCTTGCCAGAAATTTCAGTTGAGGGATATGCCTATCTAGTAAAAGCAAACTCAACAGACCAGGGTGTGTTTTATGTTTGGAATGGAACAGGCTATGACGACTTTGTTCCTCAGTATGGATGGATACTTCTTTCTACAGAAGACGTATCATCCAGTACGCCATACATTACAGACTTTACAGACCCAGACTACTATGTAGCAGGTGCAGAAAGAGTCTATCGTGAACTTCAAAGAATTCTTGGCTTAAGAGTTGTTGTTACAACAATGAACACTAATGACTCATCGTTCGACCTAATCGAACTATCTCCAAGACTTGCTGCAAACATCACAGACATTACAGAATCATTTAGTGCAAAGAAGGTTGCATCAGACTTAGGTCTAAGTGGTTTGCCTGTAGGACAGCTTATTGCTGGCGGTGGACAGGTAAACATATTTGACTATGACCAATCATTTAACCCAAACAATGCGTATGACTACAGCACGGCTAGTGGAAGCATTGTTGCAACACTAAGCACAAAGAATATTCAGTTTAAGCTTTATCAGATTGTCAAAGATGTTTCTGGGGTAGACTACTACGTGCCACAGAAAACACTTTACTCAGACATTTTCCCAGAGTATAACTCAAAAACAAGACAGATTTCTATTACTACAAGAGACCTCTTCTTTTTACTAGAGTCTAAAGAGTGCAATAACCTGCTAATTACAAATGGGTCATTATCATATATTGTTGGCTCTATCCTAGACTCAATTGGATACTCTAATTTTATATTCTACAGAGATAGTTCTGCAAAAGACTTTGTAGTTCCATACTTCTTTGTTGCTCCAAAAACTACTGTTGCCCAGGCTTTGCAGGACCTGGCTAGAGCCAGCCAAACAGCAATGTTCTTCGACGAGTACAACAACTTTGTTGTTATGTCAAAAGAATACCTTATGCCTGACACGGTTGCAAATGGTGGTAGAGCAACAAACATTACACTTTATGGAACAAAAGACTTTGCCAAGAGCACATTAGATGCATATAGCGATGGCATCTATAATAACGAATCTTCTAATCCAACAAACCTAACAAACATTGTAGACATTGCATCTCAGAGCAATGACGTATACAATGATGGAAGAATTAGTTATACAACTAGAAACATTCTTAGAGCACCGTCTGACCCACTAGCAGACAATCTTTCAGACAGAGAAATCTCTTGGGTGTATCAACCAACAAAACTTTGGGAAATATCGGCAGACACCTTAACAAAAGATAGAGGAAATCAAAGCGAATACACGCTAAACGCTATGCCACTAAACTCAGACTTGTCAGCAACTGTTCCAACCTATTCTGGTGGAGCTGTAATCAACAACGTAATTGACTTTGGTGAAAACATTTTCTGGCAATCAATGAACAGATACTCTGGATATTTCTACGCAAATGGTGAAATTATTAAATACGATGCAATTCAGTATGACGTTGCTGGAGTTGGCAAGGTATGGATTACAAGCCAGTTAGAATACGAAGACTATAAAAACAATCTAGAGTTCTTAGGAAAAATGTATGCAACTGGTCTAGTTAGAATTTACTCAGAGGTAAAAGATAGCGTTGTTGTCAAGCATGGTCGTGGACAATTTGGAACAACTCCAGTCTATCACTCAGCAAAAACATCTCGCAGTGCTAGTAGCAATCCACAGACAAGAGTTTTTGTAAATGATTGGACAGACCAGTCGTTCATTACTGGATGTACAATGAACTCAGCATACATCTTTGAAGGGCTAGACTCAATTACAGATGTTACCAATGAGGCATCTGGAACACTAGCATCATCTGTAACTGGACGCACAAGCTCTGGTAGAGCAATGTCTGCACAGGTAAGTACTACAATCAAAAACCCATTCATAACTGATAGCAAAGGTGAGGTTGCCACTGAAAGAAAAGAACTTGCTCCTCAGACTGTTTCTGCTTCGGCATTGGTTATGAACGGACCAACATTTGCATCTAGCGATGTTGCTCCAAAAGATTTTATTACGTATTCCTATAAAGATTTGGGTAAACCATATCAGCACGTTGGAACAAGAGTAAGAATTATTGGAACAATTAAATCCCAAGAGAGTGGCTCTCAGCTGGCTTATGGTGCAATGCCATACTTTACGCTTACAGGAGAGGCTGCAGAGCTTCCTACAATTTCTGGTGGTAGTGCAGGGCTAGGCATTATGACTAACCCAGATACTAATACAGGATACTATTTTGAACTGGTAGCTCTTTCAGAAGATAATGTAAAAGATTACAGCGATGGTAACGTTGCAACAGTATTTTTCTACAAGCTAAACAGAAAGAGTGGTGAGCTAGCAACAGTAGCATCTATCCCTACAGTTCTTTATAGAGGATTGTACTCAGTACTTACTGACAGCGGAGATTTCTATGGTGCAGGAACAATACCAACCGATAAAGAGCAGCCAAGAGTTTATGATATTGCTGTAGAGTACCAAAAGATTAGCAATAAGGTTTATAGATTCTATCTTTATATTAACAATAATCTAATTGCTACAGTAGACGACGAGGACTTTTTAGAGGGAACTAATACAAATAAAATTTCTCTTTTTGTTCGTGGAACTTCCAGGGCAATGTTTGAAAATGTTTATGCAGTTACACCAGTAAATAGCAAAAAGCCATTTGAACTAATTAAACACAAGACCAACAATCTTTCTAAAACATTTAACTCAGATGGAAACTTTTCAAGCTCCGAAAATCTTTCTAGCTATGGAATTAGTGAGCTAATTAAAACAACATTCCTGGGAACATCTAGTACAAACGGACCTGAGTATAATTTGTATTATGAAGAGTTTGGAACAATTATGAGAGAGTGTTCATATTTGAACATTAAGTTTGATAAAGCATATCCATCGTTGCTCTCAAAGGTTGTTACTCCATTTAGCAATTCAAGCTATACTGTTTCTGGATTTACGTCAACTCCATATGGTGCAGAATTTATCATCTTTAACCACACAGACAAGCCAATATCCATTGGGGCTGGAACATTTAATCCACTAACAATTCTTGGACTAACCCTTACAAACGATACCCAAAACGAATTAACGGTTGACGACTACTTTTCAAAACGAAGCGATTTGTCAGACACAGAGTTCGTATCTGACTCATTGTTTAACAATCCGTCATTGGCTAGAGATGCTTATATTGATGTTAAAAACAGTAGAATAACGTATGGCAAAAAAGACTTTAGCCTAGACTCTATTTACATTCAAACACATGATGCAGCAAACAATATCATGGGGTGGATAATTAAAAAGATTATGAGACCTAGACGCTCAGTTGGAGTTGAGGTATTTGGACTACCAATTCTACAACTAGGTGACATTGTTGAGATAGAATATGATGTAGATGGAGTAAACCAGATAGCAGCAGGAGACACTAGATTTGTGGTATACTCTATTGAAAATAATGTAGATGCAAATGGTCCAACAATGAATGTTTACTTGAGTGAGGTGGTATAGTGCCAAGACTAACTAGTTCAATTGACGGTGGAAGCAGCTTTCCATCTAGTCAGCCAATAACATCCAAAATATCAGCAATTCCAGATTTGCCAGAGTCAGCATCTTCTGCACTGTATTTTATTAGAACAAGCGAACAGGCTAGAGCTATAAAGTCTGCCCCACCAATTCAAGATTTGACTACCGACACAACAATTTTAGACACAAGCAGGGCACAGTTTAACAGAGAGTTTGAATACTTTAATGCCAAAGCCTTGTCAACAATTCTTAGAAATGATATGGTAAATGGTCAAACAATTAAGTATAATCCCATCACTAACATATCTGACATAAGCCAAAGGTACAATCCAAACAATCTTATTAGTCTTCAGTCAACCCTGCAGTCATATTTTGACGCATTTGAGTTAAACCTGGATAAATATATTCCAGTGGCTGCAGAGCCAACAGAAGAGTATACTGCAACTGAGACAAGTGCAGAATATGAGATTGAAGTTTCTTTTGCTGACATATCTGGAACAGAAAGGGTAGAAGTAGAATTCTTAGTCATGGACACGGCTTTTAATGATACAATATATACATAATGATTACTGATACTGGAAAATCCATTTTAACAAAATATATGCTTGGGCAGACCACAAGCTATGCGTCATACATTGCCCTAGGCTGTGGTGCAAAGCCAATATCTAGCACCTATAACTGGACAACAGATTCAAGCGGATACAAAGCAGCATTTAAGGCAAAAACCGAAATGGACTTTGAGATGCTAAGAGTTCCAATTATTTCTCGTGGCTATGCAGACGGTCAGCTAGTTTTGACAGCAGAGCTTCCAACAACTGAAAGGTATGAGATTTCCGAAATTGGTCTTTATCCAGCAGTTCAGAATCCATCTGCTGGTATAGCAGACAGTAGAAATCTATTCACATTTTCGACTACAGAAAAGTGGTATTCACAAGAAGGAACGGCATCTCCACAGGTAGAGCTTACAACAGTCTCCTCAGCACTTGACGAAGAGTCAGTTGATAACTCAATTAATTTTACTGATGGTGTCTTTACAGAGTCTTCGGCAGCCTTTAGAGCAAGTGCAACGAATGTTCTTTTTTCAAACACTGAAAGAATTGGTAGGTATGAACTGCCAAGATTCTTTGACAGTTCAATTTTTGTTCTTGGTAATGGGGTTGCTATGGCAAGCACAGTTGACACAGATGCAGAAGTTTTAGCTTATAGCGTTCAGGCTACTGACAACTTCATTACACTAGAAAACACTCAAGCTGACCTAACCAGAAACTCACCAGCAGATAAGATTAAGGTTGCTTTATCGCTGGTAAATAAAGATGGTGCAGGAACAACAAATCATCCAGACAGAGTAAATGTGATTGTTGACTTTATAGCCTCTAATAATGGCTCTTACGCACGATTTGGTAAGACAGAAGATGTGAGCGGATACTCTTCTTCAAATAGATACGTTGTGCTATCACAAACATTGGGAGAAATGACAATTACAAATTCTGGCTCTGGCTTTAAATGGAGAAACGTAAATACTATAAAAGTTTATGTATCTGTTTTTGACGGAGGCTCACTATCTACAAACCACTATGTTTCTTTGGATGCTATTAGAATGGAAAATGTTTCGTCCCCAAATCCCCTATATGGTCTTACAGGATATACTGTTATTGAAAATACATCTTCTCAAACATTTGTAAAAGAAAACAACACACAGGCACTTGTTGAGTTTAGGTTCTCAATGGATGTGGTCTAATGGTAGACGCATTTCAAAACAACATTAAAAAGATTAGGATTAAGCCAGAAAGCTTGCCACCAATCATTGTAACTACTGATGGAACGACTCTTGGTCAATACTATTTTAGATACAGGATTGTTTCAGAAGATGGGACTAGAAAGTCTGCATATTCGCCAGTACAGGCGGTAAATGCAAGAGACTTCTCTTCAGTAACTGTAAATCTAAACACGGTATCTGACGGAACAAAGTTTATTTTATCCTGGACAATCCCAGACGTATATATGACACAATACGACATTTATGTTGCATGGTCTTCTAACTCTGGCTCTACCTATACCTCATATTCATATATTGGCAGGTCAACAGGAAACAGCTTTGTTATTGATATTCCAGCAATATATCAGTCAGAGCTTGGAACAAAGATGGCAAAATTTATAATTCAGTTGCCAACAAGTCCACAGGTGCTAAACACAAAAGCAGAAATCTATGAGTCTTCTGTAGGAGTTTCTACACAAATAACCCCAGTAGACGGTGGAACCGTCTAGCTTATGCTATAATAAAGACATGACAATTATTCCAGGACAGCCAATTGACTTGGCAACAATCACGCAAGCTATTAATGACCTTAACGACTTAACAGCAGTTGTAAAGACATCAACCAGTAACTCTATTTATATTGGTCAGGATGCTGTGTCTGTTCAAAACTCTACATCAAAAATGTCAATGGAGGCAGCCTACGTCAACCTTGACAAAACAGAAACAAAAGCAGACAGTGTTCCATTTAGACATACCTTTAAGACCAATTTTACAAAGCCACCAGTAGTCACAGCAACTCTATTTGAAAAATCTTCATCAGCAGTTGTTCAGAATCACTCAGTGGTCATTACCAATATTACAACTCAGGAAATTATTGGTTATGTAAAGTTTGAGGCAAGCGGAAAATTTAATTCATCAATTAATCTTATTGCCATCGGATACGTATAACAATGAGCATGGATAGAGAAGCATATAACAGTGCTCCTGTAATCCCAGGCAGCAAAAAGGTTTGGTTTCTAAATGGAGACCTAGTAAGAATACATCACTTAAATCGTTCCAACGGAATTATGTCAGTTTATAATATAAACAAAGATAGACTTGAGAGTTGCCTAGTTACTGACTTTAAGCGTAATCGCAAGAAAGCATATACTGTTGGAGAGACAGCAACTTTAGTAAATCGTCACAAAAAGTATTTACCTAATCTTATGAAACGTGGGATTATTCCACATCCAACAGGCGGTCAAAAAGGTGGGGCAACTGGATGGCAGGTCAGAAGCTATTACTCTGAGTTGCAGGTTCACGAAATTCGTGATATACTAGCCACCTACCACATTGGACAGCCACGCAAAGATAAGCTGATTACCAATGATATAACTCCTACTAAACAGGAGTTGACAAGGCGTATGGGTGATGGTATACTTACTTATACAAGGACCGAAGACGGTCGCTTCATTCCTGTTTGGAACGAAGAAATTTAACGAGAGAGCAGTAGGGTATGAACAACGAAGAAACTAAGGTAACAGTAGGTCTAGGCTATACGCTTAACCTAGGCAACTTTCAGTCGCTACGCATTGACATTAGCGTAACCGACAACAAGCGTGAGGGTGAAAACACCAATGACGCATTTGAGCGTGTCTACGGATTTGTAGAGAAGAAGCTCACAGAAAAGGTAGCAGAAGCACAGTCAGAGACTGACGGTAAATAATGGCTGAACGCAAAGACCGAATGGCTTTGCTTTCTCGTTACGCAAAGCTTCACACTAAACACTATGAAGAACGAGTAACACTCAACCTTAACGTTGAGCAGTGGGCTGCAGACGCTCTGATTGAATCCTATGGTTTACCAGAATGCTATGACCTATTAGAGTATTACTTTTCAGTTAGCCAGACTCCAACTTGGAAATACTTTGCTAACTATGCAGACAAAATTATAGATGCTAGAGAGCAGCTACAGCAAGACATTAAAGAAAGAGCAGAACGTAGGGCGAAAGCCAAGGAGTGGTTAAATGACTAATACAGAATCAAAGCTAATTTCAGCGGTACTACAGGATAAGCAGGTTCACGTACTGCTACAAGCAAACGTAGAGAACATTCTTAGAACTCATACTGATATCTGGACATTTGTTCGTAACTATTCTGAGGCAAATGGCACTGTGCCACCAACCTCATTGGTTGTAGAGAAGTTCCGTGACTTTATTCCTGTAGAGGGTGTTGGGGCTACCAAGTATCACTTAGAAGAACTACAGGCAGAGTTTTTGAATGACAGCCTTAAAGATGTTCTACGCTCAACTGCTGCAGAGGTTCAGGCTGGGCAGGGAACTAAGGCACTAGAAGACCTTATTCAAAAGACCTCAGAGCTAAAGAAGAACACAGCAGTTATTCGTGACATTGATGCAACAGACCTTGACTCAGCAGTAATCTACTTTGAAAACCTAGCAAAGCAACAGGCACTAGGTGCTATTGGTATTAAGACTGGCTTGGCTGGTTTTGACAACTATCTACCTGCTGGTATTACTCCAGGTCAGCTAGGCGTATTCCTAGCCTATCCTGGTATTGGTAAGTCATGGATGGCTCTATACTTTGCTGTACAAGCATGGAAGCAAGGCAAGTCACCACTAATCATCTCTCTAGAAATGTCGGAGACAGAAGTCCGTAACCGTGTATTTACAATCATGGGTGAGGGTTTGTGGTCACACAGAAAGATGTCCAATGGTCAGGTAGAGATTGAAGACCTAAAGCGTTGGCACAAGAAGGAACTTGCTGGCAAGCCAGAGTTCCACATCATCTCTAATGATTCTGGTGGTGAAGTTACTCCATCAGTTATCCGTGGTAAGATTGACCAGTACAAGCCAGACCTAGTTATTGTGGACTACCTACAGCTTATGTCGCCTAACCAAAAGTCGGATAACGAAACGGTACGCATGAAGAACCTGTCTCGTGAACTAAAGCTTATGGCTATTAGCGAAGAGATGCCTATCATTGCTATCTCTTCTGCAACACCTGACGACGTTAACAAGCTTGATACTGTTCCTACACTTGGACAGACTGCTTGGTCACGTCAGATTGCATACGACGCTGACTGGGTGCTTGCTCTAGGTCGTGCTACCAACTCTGATGTCATTGAGTGTGTGTTCCGTAAGAACCGTAATGGTTTTATGGGTGAGTTTATTGTCCAGGCTGACTTTGATAAAGGCTACTACCGATACAAGGACTTTGAAGAAAACTAGTTATAATGGAGTATGGTCAACTTACACCATAAGCCAATTAAACACTTTTTCTTGGATGGTCAAATCCACGATGAAGCAGCTATCGGTAGACTTAAAACTGAATACATCAGACTAGTCACCGCAGAAATGCGTCTATCTGGATATGTGCCAAGGCTTGACATTGACCCAGATTTTACGATAGAATTTAATAGCAAAACAGAATATTTTACATTTCAATTATCAATGTACGGAACATATGTAGGAAGAAGAAAGAGCGAATGGATTACAGGAATAGACGGAACAGTAGCGTATACACGCCAGAACAAATCAAACGAGTCCTTGCAGGGTCAGGAATCAACGTCGAATCAGAAGTAGATTCAGACTACATTATCTTCTGCCCATTCCACAATAACCATCGCTCACCTGCTGGAGAAATTGACAAGCGTTCTGGGTTCTTCTTTTGCTTCTCCTGTCAGCACGTTTGTGACCTAACTGCTTTTGTTATGCATACTTCTAGTCGTACCTACTTTGAGGCGGTACGCTTTATTAAATCCAAGGAAACAGAGACTGACCTTTCTTATCAAATTAATCAAGCATTGGTGGTCAAGCCAGACTACACACCATACGATGAATTGCAGATTAAACGACTAAACCAGCAAGCTCTAGACTCTCCTAGAGCATTAAGATACTACTCTGGAAGGCTCATAAACGAGGCTTCAATCCGCAAATTCGACTTGGGGTATAGTGAGAAGCAAGACATGGTTACAATCCCTGTAGCGTCCCCTGAAGGCGTTTCAGTGGGGTTTGTGGGCAGGTCCGTAGAGGGTAAAGACTTTAAAAATACACCAGGACTGCCAAAGAGCAAAGTCCTATTTAACCTACACAGAGTAAAAGCATCTAGTAAAGTCTATGTGGTTGAATCATCATTTGATGCAATTCGACTTGACCAGTGTGGCTTTCCTGCTGTAGCAACTCTTGGAGCAAACGTATCCAAGATACAAACAGACCTACTTCAAAAGTATTTCAATGAGATATATGTCATTGCAGATAACGATGAAGCTGGCGGTAACATGAAAGACAAGCTTATTGAAAGACTTGGCAGCCGTGTTAGCGTTATCAAATTAGATAAACAATATAAGGATATTGGCGATATGTCAGATGAAGCAATCAAGAATCTTGAGGAATCATTTGACAATACTATCGCTGGTATGCTAAACTAGTAATCCGCTAAAAACATAAGGAGAATATTATGAGCGTAATTAGAGGGCTAAAAGACATCAACGCACTAGTTGACAAGCCAAAGTATGACAGCACCGCAAACGGTGGACAGAAGATTCGCTGGGTAAAACTAGCTGATGGACAGTCTGCTAAGATTCGTTTTGTTGAAGAGCTAGACAGCGAATCAGCGAACTATAACGAGGGTCGTGGACTTTCGGTAGTAATCGCAGAACACACCAATCCAAAGGATTACAAGCTTAAGGCAGCCTGTACCATTGACTCAGAGGGTCGTTGCTACGGTTGTGAGATGGCTCGCAAGGAGCCAAAGTCAGGTTGGCGTTCACGCCTCCGCTTCTACTGCAACGTTATCATTGACGACAGCACAGAAGCACCTTATGTGGCTGTTTGGTCACAGGGTATCAGCAAGCAGTCAGCATTCAACACCATTCGTGAGTATGCTCTAGAGACTGGTTCTATCTCAAACCTTGAGTGGAAGATTAAGCGTAACGGTCAGGGAACTGAGACCAGCTACACCTTGCTTCCAACCAAGCCAGACTCAGAGCCATATGCCTGGGGAGAGGTTGAAGCATTTGACCTTGAGAAGGTTGTCCGTGAGATTCCTTACGCAGAGCAGGAGAACTTCTACTTCGGCTTTGGTCAGACCGCTTCGGTAACTTCAAGCAACACCGACTGGTAAAACATAGAGCTGGGCATCTCTACAAACTGCCCCACACAAACTTTTATTACTAGCGAAGGAAACAATGAGCTACGCTCCACTTCACGTTCACACACACTATAGCCTATTCGATGGCATTGCTACACCACAGGAGTACGTTGACCGTGCTGTGTCTGTGGGTATGACCTCTATCTCAATCACAGACCACGGTTCTCTATCTGGTCACCGTGAGATGTATCGTGCTGCCAAAGCAGCAGGTATCAAGCCAATCCTTGGAGTTGAAGGATATATCTGTAAAGACCGCTTTGACCACGAAGAAAAGGATAAGACAGACCTACTCAACCTAAACTACAACCACCTTATCATTCTTGCCAAGAACAAGGTAGGTCTAGAAAACCTTAACAAGCTTAATGAGCTTGCCTGGACAGAGGGTTTCTTTAAGAAGCCTCGTATGGACTGGAGCATTCTAGAGCAATACAAAGAGGGTCTAGTCATTACTTCTGGATGTCTTTCAGGATTTCTTTGCAAGGCTATCGAAGCAGACAACCTAGCAGTAGCCAAGGAACACATCAAGTGGGCTAAGGATACTTTTGGTGACGACTACTACATTGAAGTTATGCCACACAACCCTGCAGAAGTAAACAAGATGCTACTTGACCTTGCAGATGAATTTGGTATCAAGCCTGTAATTACTCCAGACTGCCACCACGCAGACAAGTCACAGCGTGACATTCAAGAACTCAAGCTTATCCTAAACTCATACTCTAACAAAACTGAGAAAGAAGTAACTTTCGCTGGTACTCAGAAGTACGACAACCTTATGGACAAGCTAGACTACTTGTATGGTGCAGACCGTCAGATGTCTTTCAAGAACTTTGAGATTCACCTATTGTCTGACGAAGAGATGCGTAACGCCATGCTTGCTCAGGGCATTGACCGTGAAGATATGTACCAGAACAGCAAGGACATTGCAGACCAGATTGAAGACTATGAGATTCAAGATAATCTAGATTTGCTTCCAGCACAGTATGTTAACCCAGACCAAGAGCTATATGAACTAGCGATTGAGGGGCTTACTAAGCGTGGACTACACACTAACCAGGAGTACCTAGACAGACTTGATGAAGAGCTTTCTGTTATCAAAGACAAGAAGTTTGGACCTTACTTCCTAGTTGTTCGTAATATGATTAACTGGGCTAAGAAAGAAGACATCATGGTAGGACCAGGACGTGGTTCTGCTGCGGGTTCACTGCTCTGCTATGCTCTTGGTATCACAGACGTAGACCCAATTCAGCATGGTCTTCTGTTCTTCCGATTCATTAACCCAGAGCGTAACGACTTCCCAGATATCGATACAGATATCCAGGACTCACGCCGAGAAGAGGTTAAGGACTACCTTGTTCGCCAATACCGTCACGTTGCATCTATTGCAACATTCCTTGAGTTCAAGGGCAAGGGTATTGTTCGTGACGTGGCTCGTGTTCTAAACATTCCGCTACCTGACGTTAACAAGGTTCTTAAGCTTGTAGACGACTGGGACGAGTACCTAACGTCTAAGTCAACAGCAGAGTTCCGTGAGAAGTATCCAGAGATTGAAGAGTATGGCGAGCAATTGCGTGGTCGTATTCGTGGTACTGGTATCCACGCTGCAGGTGTTGTAACGTCTAAGGAGCCTATCTTTAAGTTCGCACCACTAGAAACACGTACCAGTCCTGGCAATAAGGAGCGTATCCCTGTTGTGGCGGTAGACATGGAAGAAGCAGAGCGTATCGGTCTGATTAAGATTGACGCACTTGGTCTAAAGACTCTATCCGTTATTCAGGACACGCTAAAGATTATTGAAGAGCGTACTAACGAGAAGATTGACCTACACAAGATTGACATGGAAGACAAAAAGGTTTACGCCATGTTGTCTGACGGATTCACCAAGGGCGTGTTCCAGTGTGAAGCCACACCATACACAAACCTGCTAGTTAAGATGGGTGTTAAAAACTTTAATGAGTTGGCTGCATCTAACGCTCTAGTTCGCCCAGGTGCTATGAACACCATTGGTAAAGACTACATTGCTCGTAAGCATGGTAAGCAAAACCTAGACTACAAGCACGTCAACATGAAGAAGTTTACCGAAGAGACTTACGGATGTATTCTTTATCAGGAACAAGTTATGCTTGCTTGTACTGAACTTGGTGGAATGACCATGGCAGAAGCTGACAAGGTTCGTAAGATTATTGGTAAGAAAAAGGATGCTAAAGAGTTCAAGCAGTTCCAAGACAAGTTTGTTGAGGGTGCTTCACGCTTCCTATCTCCAAACGTTGCAGAAGACCTGTGGCACGACTTTGAGGCTCACGCAGGGTACTCGTTCAACAAGTCTCACGCTGTAGCATACTCAACGCTATCATACTGGACAGCATGGCTAAAGTATCACTATCCAATTGAGTTTATGTATTCATTGCTCAAGAACGAGGGCGACAAGGATGCTCGCACAGAGTACCTAATCGAAGCAAAGCGTATGGGTATTCCTATCCGTCTACCACACATCAACGACTCAGACATTGACTTTACAATCGAAGGAAAGGGAATCCGCTTTGGACTTTCAGCAATCAAATACATTTCTGACAACATTGCTTCTAAGTATATTGCTGCTCGCCCTTTTAGCTCCTACAAACAACTTGAGGAGTTTAGTTTTGGCAAGGGCAATGGTGTTAATAGCCGTGCCTTGCAAGCTCTTCGTCTTATTGGTGCTGCAACTTTTGATGATAATCCTAGGAATGATGAAGAAGTTAAAGAAAATCTTTACGAATACCTAAACCTACCAGAGTTTAACGTATCGATTCCACAGCACTACCACGCATTTATTAATGACGTAGAAGAGTATGAGGAAAAGGGTTCGTTTATCCTAATGGGTATGGTCAAGGGTATCAAGCGTGGCAAAGGTTGGTCACGAGTTGAGATTCTAGATAAGACTGGTAGTGTTGGCATCTTCGATGAAGAGCAGTCAACTATCGAAGCAGGTCGCACTTACATCTTGCTGGCAAGCGATAACAGAATTGTTACTGCTATTCCAGCAGACGAGATTAAGGGAAACCAAACAGGATTGATTAAGATTCTAAACTTCCGTATGCTGCCATACAAAGAGGATGAACTCTTTGTGGTATCATTCAAGCCACGAGTTACCAAGACAGGTAAGAAGATGGCTTCCCTAGTGCTAGCAGACGCTACACGGACGCTACACAGCGTTACAGTATTCCCTACGGCTTTCTCCAAGGCTTATATGAAGATTGACGAGGGTAACGTATACAAATTCTCTTTGGGTAAAACTAAAGACGGAACAACAATTATGGAGGATGTATTTAATGTTTGATGAAGTATCGCAACACCTGCACGAGGTTGCAGTAGAAAAAGGTTTCTGGGATGTGATTAAAGATGCTCCGCAAGAGCAGGTAGACATCTTTATGACCAAGCAACTGATGATGATTGTATCAGAGGCTACAGAGGTTATGGAGGCTATTCGTAAGTCACACGGTCCAGAGGCAGTAGCAGACGAGGTGGCAGATATTCTTATCCGCACACTTGACCTGTACGCAGGATTGCTTGAGCACGAATACACAAACGTATCACTTGACGAAGCATTTGAAAAGAAGACTGCTTTTAACAAGTCACGACCACAGAAGCATGGGGTAAAGTTTTAATGACAACCATGGAAGAAGCTCTAGCATTGCTAGACCCAAAGATTAGAAAGCGTCTAACTAACGGTGTGGGCTTTACTACAACGTTCCAGAAGACCCCTAGCTATGGTCTAAACCGTGCTCTTAATGGTGGATTGCCATATGGTCGTCAGGTGCTTATCTGGGGCAGCAAGTCGTCTGCAAAGTCGTCTCTCTGCCTACAGATGATTGCCCTGGCTCAAGAAGAGGGTAAGCTCTGTGCCTGGATTGATGCTGAGATGTCTTACTCAGAGGACTGGGCTAAGAAGCTTGGGGTAGACACAGACAACCTAATCGTATCACAGGCTCGTACCATCAATGAGATGGTAGATGTTGGCACTGCTCTAATGAACGCAGGTGTGGACCTGATTGTTATTGACTCAATCACCTCGCTACTACCAGCAATCTACTTTGAAAAGGGAACAGATGAACTTAAGGAACTTGAAAACACTAAGCAAATCGGTGCTGAGTCAAGAGACTTTAGCAACGCTTGGAAGATGCTTAACTACGCTAATAACAAAGTTAAGCCTACTATGCTTGTCCTTATTAGCCAGTCTAGGAATAATATTTCTGCTATGTATACTTCTCAGCAGCCTAGCGGTGGTCAAGCTACTAAGTTTTATTCATCGACGGTTATCAAGCTATTCAGTTCCGAATCAGACAATCAGGCTATTAAGGGAAAAATTGCTGTTGGAGATAAACTCATTGAGGAAAAGGTTGGACGCAAAGTTCGTTGGGAAGTCCAGTTCTCCAAGACATCGCCAGCCTTCCAGTCTGGGGAGTACGATTTTTATTTCCGTGGGGACGTTGGTGTTGATAGCATCGGTGACCTCGTGGATACTGCAGAAATGATGGGTATTGTAAGTCGTACAGGAGCCTGGTACATCCTACCAGATGGCTCTAAGCTGCAGGGTAGAGAAGCATTTGTGAATCGTGTTCGTGAAGACCTAGACTTGCAAGACTCTATTAAGGCACAGGTCAATGGCGAAGTATAACATCTACACAGGTAAGTTTGTTTGCCACACCTGCAAGGCTGAGGTAAAGAGCCTACGCTCTTATCCAAGCACTAAAGAGCTAACATGGATGTGTCCTGAAAAGCACGTCAGCGTAGTTAGTTTTGCAAAGAAAAAGAGAAAGGGAGACTTTGAGCGAGAAGAGCGAGAGTAAGCGTATCGGTGCTAAACAGCACAAGAACTCTGGTCGTGGAACTCATAAAGGCGATGCCTCTTGGGAAAACTTTACAGTTGACTTCAAAGAGGTTGGCAAGTCATTTACTCTAAACAAAGAGGTATGGGCTAAAGCTGTTACGGATGCTATCCGTAATGGCAATGACCCTGCTATTGTGGTAGTACTTGGAGATTCAGGTATCAAGACAAGATTAGCGGTAATAGAACTCTCCCTACTTGAACAAATACTGTCTGATAGTGTATAATAGAAGTACAACGATTAAGGAATTAACTTGGAAGAAGTAAAAACAACGATTGAACAAGTCAATGGTTTGGTAGAGATTGCTGAATACATGGAAGACGAAGAGTTGACCACAGCACTTACATTCATTGCAAAACTAATTATCAAACCAGACATTCCACTGAATGTTGCAACCGTGGAGATTGTACGCTTGCAAGCAATTGCAGCTAAGATGTCCTTCAAAGCCACATGGCTAACTAACGTAGATAAAGGAGACAGAGCGAAAAAGAATATTTATTACACCGCTGCAGAGGCTATTAACAACCTCGTATCGGCTCTTAAATATATCACTCGCTAGTGTTGATTATGGCAAAAAGTTTATTGCAACAAGTAATGCTCAAGGTAGAAGACAAGGTGGCATCAAAGCCATCCTTTCTTGACAAAGAAGCCTTGATAGAAAAGATTCAGCACGGATACATTGTAAATCGTGTTGATAAGTTTCAAACTAAGAAAACATTTGCACCTAGCACGATTGCATTCTCGCATGGAGAGTGTCCTCGTTACTGGTATCTAGCCTTTGAGGGTGCTGTGTTTACTGACAATGCAGATGCCTATGGCGGAGCAAACATGACTGCTGGTACAAAGTCACATGAGCGTATCCAGGAAGCTATGGGCAACGCAGGTATCCTAAAGGACTCTGAGTTCAAGGTCACTTATGACGACCCACCAATCTTTGGATATGGTGACGTTATTCTTGACTGGGAAGGTATGGACCTGCTTGGTGAAATCAAGACCATGCCTAACGAAGGCTTTGAGTATCGCAAGATTGCAGGTAAGCCAAAGACTGGACACCTTATCCAGTTGCTTATCTATATGAAGATTCTTAACAGAAGCAAAGCAATTCTGATTTATGAAAACAAGAACAATCACGAGTTGCTAATCTTCCCTGTTGAGTTGAATGAATACTATTTTAAGTGGGTAGAGAACGCTTTTGAGTGGATGAGAAATGTTCGAAAGGCTTGGGAAGACAAGACCCTGCCAGAGAAAAACTATCGCTCAAATTCTAAAATTTGTAAGACCTGTCCTATTAAGGATGCGTGTAACAATGCTGGTTCTGGAGTGATTAAAATCAAATCTCTGGAGCCATTGGATGATAAAGCATTGTGATTGGTGTGACAACAAGTTCACACAAAAAGTAAAGTATCAGATTTACTGTTCTGCAGACTGTAGGGCGTTAGCAACCAAAGAAAAGATTGCTCAACGCTACATACAGGAGAGAACAAAAAAGAGGGCATTGGTAAAGAGGTTCTGCAAGTCTTGTGGTAATCTCTTGTCAATGTATAATGATACTCAGTTGTGTGAGCTTTGTGATGTTAATCCAAGCGATGTTTCTAAAGCACTCAAAGATATAAAGAGGATGCTCAACGATGAATCTAAGTAAGCTAAAAGAAAAACCAAAGAAGTTCTGTGCTATTGATGCTAGTACAAATAGCCTGGCATTTGCAGTGTTTGATGGCAAAAAGATTATTGCCTGTGGCAAGATTAACTTTGCTGGCGTTACAACATTTGACAAGGTAATGGATGCTGCTAAGAAGACAAAAGCCTTCTTTGATAAGTTTGATTTTGATGCAGTCATTATTGAGCACACGGTATTTATGAACAGCCCTAAGACAGCAGCACAGCTTGCTACGCTGCAGGGAGCATTGCTAGGGGCTGCAGGAATGGCTGGGGTAAAGAGAATCGGTTCCGTATCTCCAATGACCTGGCAGAACTTTATTGGTAATAAGAAACTAACTAAAGAAGAAAAGGCAGAGATTGCTAAGAAGAATCCTGGCAAGTCTGTGTCTTGGTTTAAGAATGAAGAACGCTCCATTCGTAAACAGAGAACGATTAACTTTGTTAACATAAACTATGACAAAGAACTAACAGATGATGATGTTGCAGATGCCTGTGCAATCGGACACTGGGCATTGTCAAACTGGGAAAAGGCATTTGGGTATTGACATCATGGCGAATAAGCTGTATACTAATGAGATGTGGTTACGCAAACGTTTCCACGTAGACAAGAAGACACCACAGGAAATTGCAAAAGAATGCGGTACTAGCGTAGAAACTATCTACGTCTATCTAGCCAAGTTCGGATTAAGGAAGTCAAAAAGGTGAGCACTAAACTAAACATTACCGTAGACCAAGTAAACCACCCACCACACTATACCTCTGACCCCAGTGGTGTTGAGTGTATTCAGATTACTAGACATCGCAACTTTAATATTGGTAATGCGTTTAAGTATCTATGGCGAGCAGGTCTCAAAGACGAGCAAAAGACTATTCAGGATTTGGAGAAGGCTATCTTCTACATCCAAGACGAGATTAAGCGACTACAGGGAGAAGCTAAGTAATGGGACGCAGAAAAAAGTATGTAACACCAATTATTGCTACTAAGTTTAGTAGAGAAGATTCTGTCGTAATTAACGGATTTCAAATCAATCGTGGTGATACAATTAAAGTAAAGGATGAATACGGTGGCAAGTTTAAGTTCGAATACTTTGTAACCAATACTGAGACTGGTGCTCAGTGGGTAGACTGTTTTGAAATTATTAACAAGGTCCCATCTGTGTTTCGTTCTTTTAAGGTAGACCGTGTAAAGCGTGTACCAACAAAAGGCAAGAGGAGTAAGCGTGTCGATTGAAGACCTAACAGTTGAGCATCTAGACGAGATGAACAAGGTTGTGGAGAAGTATCTCCAGGGCGAAGAGCCTACCCAGATTTCAAAGGCTTTGGCTATGCCAAGACAAAAGGTTGTGGCTCACATTGCTCAGTGGCGTACGCTTGCTTCTGATAACGCTGCTATCCGTGCTCGTGCTAAAGAGGCATTGGCAGGTGCTGACACACACTACAGCAAGCTAATTAGCAAAGCCTACGAGGTCATTGACGAAGCAACTACCACAGCAAATCTAGGAGCTAAGACCGCAGGTATCAAGTTAGTCATGGACCTTGAGAAGACTCGTATTGATATGCTACAGAAGGCTGGTCTGCTTGAGAACAAGGAGCTAGCAGAAGAGATGCTGGAGATTGAGCGTAAGCAGGATATCCTAGTAAACATTCTTCGTGACATTGCTAGCGAGTATCCACAGATTCGTGACGAGATTATGCGTAGGCTGTCGCAGGTATCCAAAGAACAAGAGGTAATAACTATTGTCAACAATGTTTGATGAATTCTTTGAGGTTCTTAAGAACAATAACTTTGAAGAGATTCCAGTAGATGCAAAGACATTTGTAGAGGGTGCAGAGTTTCTAGGGCAGCCTCCATTGTCAAGCCATCAGTACGACATTGTTGAAGCAATGAGTCAAATCTACAAGTTGGAAGACTTGATTGACATTATGGGCGACACAGAGGGTCGCAGGTACTACAAGAAGTACACAAAGAATGAGGTTATCCTACAACTTGGTAAAGGTTCTGGTAAGGACTTTACATCTACTGTAGCCTGTGCTTACATCGTTTATAAGCTACTTTGTCTTAAAGACCCTGCTCGTTATTTTGGTAAGCCAGCAGGTGACGCTATCGATATTATTAACGTGGCTATTAACGCACAACAGGCTAAGAACGTTTTCTTTAAGGGTTTTAAAAACAAAATTGAACGCTCACCTTGGTTTGCTGGAAAGTATGACCCAAAGGCTGACCAGATTGAGTTTGACAAGTCTATTACAGTTTATTCTGGTCACTCTGAGCGTGAGTCTCACGAGGGTCTTAACCTTATCCTAGCAGTACTTGACGAGATTTCTGGTTTTGCACAAGAGGTTGGAACAGGTAACGACCAAGGAAAGACCGCAGACAACATCTACAAAGCTTTCCGTGCTTCTGTAGACTCTCGTTTCCCAGACCTAGGCAAAGTAGCTCTGCTATCATTTCCTCGTTATCCAGGAGACTTTATTTCCTCGCAATATGACAAGGTGATTGCAGAAAAAGAAACCATTACAAAGCATCACAAGTTTATTATGAATCCAGAGTTGCCAGAAGACGCAGAAGGCAACAGCATGGAAATTGAGTGGGATGAAGACACAGTTATCTCCTACAAGTATCCTGGCGTATTTGCACTTAAGAGACCTACCTGGGTAATCAATCCCACTCGTAGTATTGAGGACTTTAAGGTAGCATTCTTTACAGACATGGGGGATGCCATGCAGCGTTTTGCTTGTGTCCCAACATTCTCCTCAGACAGATTCTTTAAGCAAGAGGATAAGATTCGTGCTGCAATGACCATTCGTAATCCACTAGATAGCACTAGGAGATTTGACGAGACATTTGTTCCAGACCCAGAGAAGACCTATTTTGTCCACGCTGACCTTGCACAGAAGCATGACAAGTGTGCTGTTGCTATTGCTCACGTAGAAAAGTGGGTATCTGTTCAGGTAATTAAAGACTATGAGCAAGTAGTGCCAGTAATCGTTGTAGACGCTGTAGCATGGTGGGAGCCTCGCAGAGAGGGTCCTGTAAACTTGTCAGAGGTTAAGCAATGGATTCAGAACCTACGAAGACTAGGATTTAACATTGGTTTAGTATCGTTTGACCGTTGGAACTCATTCGACATTCAGAACGAGCTTAAGTCTGTTGGTATTAGAACTGATACTGTTTCTGTTGCCAAAAAGCACTACGAGGATATGGCTATGCTTGTCTATGAAGACCGCTTGGTCATGCCGTCTATTGAGCTTCTGTTTGAAGAGCTAACAGAGCTAAAGATTATTAAGCAGAACCGTGTAGACCACCCACGCAAGTCCTCCAAAGACTTAGCTGACGCTGTGTGTGGGGCAATCTTTGGGGCTATCTCACATACCCCTAGAGATATGAATAAGGAAGTAGACATCCACACATTTAGGGATAGACCAAAGGTAGACAAAACTACACTTCCAACAAACACGATTATTATTGAGCCTAGACAGGCAGAGGAAGCAAAAGAGTATCTCTCACAGTTCAAGGTGGTATAATAATAGCATGAGGAACTATGGTCAATCGTAATCTGCAGCCATTCCATATGCGTGAAAGCCAGCACTTACATTTACGAAGACCTAGAAACCTGCTCAAAAGCCAAAGAAAACTAAGCCCTACAAGATACGATAGACAAAGTAGGATGGCTCCTAATAATCAAAATCAAAACTTATCTTACCAATGATGATATAATGGTACTGTTGGGGAACTTCCCAACTAGGAGAAGGGAAAAATTAAAAAACTTTTATACTCAGGGCTAGTCATGTTGCTAGCTTTAACCCCACTGATTATGGCTCAACCAGCACTTGGAATAACCAAGGCTGAGTACGAGGCACTCCTCGCTGCAGCCCAAGCAAAGGTAGCTGCTGCTCAGGTAGAGTTACAGCAAGAACAAACACAGCTAGAAGACCTCACAACGTCACAACTTGGCGTAGAAACCTCTCTAGAACAGGCACAGCAAGACCTAGAGGACGCACAGCAAGCCCTAAACATTGCAATTATGGACAACAACGACCAGGGTCAAAGAGTGCTTGAGGCGACGCAGAGGCTTGCAGAGGCAAGAACTTTGGTAGAGCAAAAACAGTCTGAAATAGAAAACATTTCTCAAAGTATTCTTGACCAGTCTGCGGTAGTCACACAATCGTCATTAGAACTAGATGAAGCTAGACAAGCAATGGACCTATCACTATCTAATCTGATTAATTCGCAAGAGTCGCTTAACCAACTAAACAATACTAAAGCACAATACGAAGAAGAGTTTAGTCTTGCAACAACAGAATATAACCTAGCATTGTTAAATTATAATCTTTCTGTAGATAGCGTTCACACCACAGGACAAACCCTTGAAACAAAGTCAAACAATTATAATCAGGCTTTGGCAACATTGCAGCAAAAGCTAGATGCTCTGACACAGGCACAGGCTCAGGTAGATGTGGCACAATACAACTACAATAATAATCTTATTGCTGTATATCCAGCAAATACAGTACCCAGAATTCCTGGGCTTAGGGCAGATATCTATAAGCAGATTAGTAGCCCAAACCCAATTAGGTCAGATACAGCATATACATTCTGTAAAACAATTACAGTTACCCACATCAACATGGACTGGGGTGGCGGAGACATTGAAGGCTGTGGTGGAGATTACGTTATGATTCACTATAGGGGATATATAACTGTGCCCGAAACTAAGAATTACGAATTCTTGGCAATGGTTGACGACGGATGGTACATGACAATCGGTGGAACAGTTGTAAACAACAACTGGTATACCAAAGGATGTGGTGGTAACTGGAGTAACGGAATTGACCTACAGGCAGGAGTATCTTACGAGCTTGATGCATGGATGTTTGAGTGGGGCGGTGGAGCCTGTAATTTTCTTTACTATTACACCAACACAAACTGGGGAGTAGTTCCAGCATCATGGTATTCGCAAAACCAAGCTACACAGCCTACATATGAATATGACCCAGCACTTCTAGCAATCCTACAAGCAAAACAAGCATTGCTAAATACAGCACAGTCGGAATACACTCTTGCACTTGCAACAGCCAACTCAGCAAGCGAAGAGTACTCCAACGCAATCAATGATTATGACGCAGCAGTTATCTCATGGCAAGAAAAGCAGGAACAGCTAGAGGTAGCAGAACAAAACAAGATAGATAAGAATCTTAGCGTAACTACTATGGAGTCTTTAGTTGCTAGAGCAGAACAAACACTACAACAGCTTCAAGTTACCTACCAGCAGAAGGAGTTGGAGTTTTTGCAAAAAGAAGCGTTGCTGCTCACTAACCGACAAGAACTCATAGACTTAAGAAACAGTTTTGACAATATACAGGTTATAATTGATAATAGTATTACTACAGTTGCACAACTACAAGATGCTCTAGATGCAGAGGCGGTAAAGAAACAGCAAACAGAGCTGACCGTACAACAGCAAGAGACATCAGTATCAAATAATACACAGCTGGCAAATCTGGTCAGGCTTGAACTACAGGCAGTTACACAAAAAGTATTTACACAAACAAAACTAATTGAAAATAAACAAAAAACTCTAGCAAATGCTCTAAAAGAATTGGAAAACATTCCTGTCTATGAAGAGCCAGAGCCTACCCCAACCCCAGAACCAACAGAAGAGCCAAAGCCTGAACCAGAACCAACCCCTAAGCCAACTGGTGACCCAAACATTCCAGAGGTTATTAAGGACCTAACTAAGATTGACCTAGAGGCGGTAGCAGCAACAAATCTAACAGAAGCACAGGTAGAACAGCTTACAGAAGCAGCAATGGAAACATTTAAAACTGCAGAGCAAGGCTCACCAGAATATGAACAGGCTCTTGATGCCTTATTCGTAGTAGCCCAAGCAGACGACATTGTAGTAAATGAAGAGCTAGCAGCTGTACCAGTTCTTGGAGCAACAGTTGTAGCACTTACAGATGCAATTAACTTTATTGGTAACGTTGGAGCAGATATGTCTCCACAAGTTAGAGAAAAATCGGAAAAGGTTGTTGTAACAGCAGTTGTTGCTGTTGGAGCAGCCGTAAATGCAGCGACAGGGGCAGCACTTTCAGCAGCAGCACCTGCAGCAGCAGCTGGAGCACCATCAGGTGGCTCAGGCGGAACAACAAGAAGGAGGATATAACATGAAGAAATTTTTAAATGATATGCTTGGACAAGCTTGGACACTCCTTGGTATGTTTGTTGCCTGGCTTGTCCTTGAAGGGTCAGCAAAAGATGTAGTAGGATGGGCAATCGTAGGAACAACAGTCCTATGGGTAATTACCTATCCACTCAGAAATTCTGCAGAAAAGGAGGAAGAATAATATGGAAGAAGAATATGGCGTAACAGGTGGCTGGGCTACCCTTAAGAACGTTCTTTGGAGAATCCTTGCTGTTTTTGCAGCATCAGGTCTAAGCGTACTTGGTGCAGGTGCTATTGTTGGAGTTGAGTTGCTATCAGCAGTGTTTATGGCAGGTATCATCGGTGTCGCTACAGTAGTAGAGCGACTAGCACGAGCATTCCTTGACGACGGTAAGCTAGACATGGATGAAATCAATGCAGCGTTTGCCAAGGTAGACAAGAACGACGGAAATTAATCTCCTAGTTGACAGCCCTCTCTAGATGATGTATAATGTATATACAACCTAGAGAGGGTTTTCTTATGACTATTGAACGTAAAAAGTTTACGGATGAAGAGATTGACGAAGCAGTCATTTGGCTTCAAGTTGGCATAGACAAGGGATGGATTACAGACGGATTCTGTATGACCCATGATGGCGATAACTTTATGACTGAAGAAGAAGAGCAAGAGTGGGAAGAAGGCGGAGACCCCTGCTGCCCTGTAGTGAAATGGCTGGTATAAATGGACAACATCAGACCATGGGGCAACTATGAGGTTGTCAAGACTGATACTGGCTATCAAGTAAAGATTCTAAATGTATACGCTGGACAGCGACTAAGCCTACAAACTCACGAGCATCGTGACGAGACTTGGTATGTTGTTTCTGGCAAGGGTACTGCAACAGTTCGTGGTGGAAAGCTACCATTGTTTCCAGGCGTTGTTGTACAAGTACCAAGAAAAGCAGAACATAGAATCACTGCTAATACTGATTTAAAAATTGTAGAAATCCAAGTAGGACCATATCTTGGAGAAGATGATATCGTTAGACTTGACGATGATTACGGTCGTATAGTATAATAGATATATTGACCATTAGCTCAACGGCAGAGCAGAGAGCTGTTAACTCTAAGGTTCCTGGTTCGAATCCAGGATGGTCAGCGATGATAGATAATCACTATCACAACCGTTTCATTTCGGACAAATGAACGCTCTTACAGCGACACAGTAAGCGTGTAGGAATCTCTCGTTATCGGTTCGGAGTTGGTCACTCGTCTTAGGAAACGACCCACGAGGTGTGGACCTGATTAGTCTGACACCTCAACTGCGAATATAGTTTAGTGGTAAAACTTCTGCCTTCCAAGCAGATTATGGGAGTTCGATTCTCCCTATTCGCTCTCCGTGTTATGAGGCTGTTCCGTATGGTTCAACTATCGCACTCATACAGGCTGTCACAAAGTCAGCCCACGGTATTTGGCTTCATAGCTCAGTTGGTTAGAGCACCACCCTGTCACGGTGGGGGTCGTGGGTTCAAGTCCCATTGGAGTCGCTGGGCGATATCCTTCGGGATATTTACTGTCAGGCTCGTATCCTGATAGTGCTATTGATGCAGGTATGAAATAAGGCTCCTGTAGGTGATAGCAATTGCCACCTTAGCTCATTCGGTAGAGCAACGCACTTGTAATGCGTAGGTGGTGGGTTCGAATCCCACAGGTGGCTCTATTATACTAATGTATAATAAAAATAAGGAGGTCATTTAATTATGGCAAAAACACAATGGGCAATTGATGGCACATTTGGCAAGACCTTTAAGATTACTTCTCCATTTGGTTGGAGAGTAGACCCACTAGGTCGTGCTCCAAAGAAGCATCACAACGGCATGGACCTATGGGGTGCTGCAGAAGTGATTTACGTAGAGGCTTTCCACGATGGAAAGGTTCTATTTGCTGGACCATCAAAGCGTAGAAAAGAAGATGGTAGCGTAGGTGGCTTTGGTTACCACGTTATTGTGCAACACAAGATTAACGGCAAGTTTTACACTTCCTGTTACGCTCACCTTAGAGAAGGCTCTCTAAAGGTTAAGGCTGGACAGAAGGTTACTGCTGGAACTGTTCTTGGTGTTATGGGAACTACTGGTGACTCAACTGGTAAGCACCTACACTGGGAAATTTGGCAGGGTAAGACCCACGGTTGGTCTGCTGATGGCAAGGGTTTCGTAGACCCATTTGAGTTTGTAAAGGCTCTTATTCTTAAGGAACGTGCTGAAGCAGCAGGTAAGGACGCAACTCCTGACGATGCTCCAGTGGCAAAGGCTCCTGTACATGGCACTGCTCCAAAGGCAAAGCCAGCTGCAAAGCCTGTAGCACCAGTTGCTAAGAAGCCAGCACCAAAGACAGCACCGAAGGCACAGTAATGCCAAGCTACAATTACAAATGTCCACAATGTGAGGCGGTACTTACTGTAGTTCGTTCTATGATGGAATCTGACCCTGGATATACTTGTGATGCTTGCAATATTGCAATGAATCGTGTATACTCAGTAGGAGCAATAACATTTAATGGTAGCGGATTTTACAGTAAGGATAAGTAATTGGTAGATGTTAAAGAGTGGTCGCTCACAGGACTAGACCGCTGTGATTCTTGCGGAGCACAAGCTTATGTTCATGTCAAGGGTATCTCAGGGGAACTAATGTTCTGTGGGCATCACTTTAACAAAGCAAACGGAGAAAAACTACAAGCATTTGCATTTGAGATTATCGATGAACGTGACCGTTTAATCGAAAATAAATCTCAAGGTGACGATTACTAGTAGTATAATTATATTAGGTGACAAATGGAATACTTTCTTGGCTCGTTGATTACTTTACTAATCATGTCTTACTTTGGTAAGCAAACTGCCAAAAGCATTTCAAAGCCTATAAAACAATTACAGTACTCGCAAGCTTACATCGATAATCTTCTATCAGAAAAGATTGTTGAAGAATTCTTGCCAGAGCCAATTCAAGTAAAAACTCAAGCCACAGAACACTTCAGGAAAGATGAAGTGAGAGTAATTATTATTGAGAATGAGGCTTACTGGATTGTTGACCAAACTCTCTACATGGCTACTATAGTTGACGGAACTGTTGACAATGACACAACAAAAAAGGTTGACACAATGACCATGGATGATGTACAATTAGAAAAGACCCAATTTATCGTCCAGAAACTAACGGAAGGAAAAGGAAATGATAGTGGCTATCCACGGAAGTCGTAGCTTTACTGACTACAACATTTTCTTAAGAGCAATGCATACAGCATTGACACAACTCCCAGAAGACGACAAGATGATTACAATTATGTCTGCTGGTCCTGCCCAGATTAATTCATTTGGTCAGGAGTTCTCAAATATTACAGAGCGTAGTCTAAAAGCTCGTGGTATTAAAATTAAGATTGTTAAGATTCCACCTAGTTGGATTAAAGAAAATATGCATGATATTGATTACTTTGCATACTTTAGCAAACCCAAAGAAGCCTTGCCAGACTTGGTAGACTTGGCGGATGCTAAAGACATTGAAGTTGGAGTCTACCGATTCTAATGGTTAATAAGAGATAAGGAGTGATTATGATTATCAAATCACTTAATGAGATGGAAGCTATCGTAGAAGATAACGATGCTCTATCGTGGAATGGCTGGACAGTAATCGAAAGCGATTCTAAAACAGATGGATACATCAATAAGCTTGGTGCGTTTGTCAATGGCAATTGGATTGTGCAGAAGCGTTATGAGCCAGGAGCCAGCGGTTGGGACATCCCAAAACGATTGGTGGTAAAGAATGGCTCACAAGGATGAATGGAAAGAAGAAGCCTTTTGTCTGGACTTCGACACCAATCTCTTCTTTGACAAGTACGAGGAAGACCTTGAACTAAGACCAGCAATTGACGAGATGTGCTCCATGTGTCCAGTAGCTAAGATGTGTTTCGCTGTTGGTATCTCTAACAAAGAATATGGTGTCTGGGGCGGTGTCTATCTAGATGCTGGTAAAATATCCAGAGAGTTTAATAGACATAAGTCAAAGGCTGACTGGGCTAACACCTGGCAAAATCTAACTATCGAACAGGAATAAATTATGTATACATTGGAAATGAAGCGAGCGTTTCACTCAATCACTCCGCCACCAAACTTTGAGGTTCAGCTTTTTGAACACAATGTTGAGGGTATGTTCTTCATTGAGATTGTGGCAGATGAAAAGAAATTCATTAGACTACTTGACGAAGAAAAGCGTGGTGCTGTAGAGTACATGATACGAGTCAAAGATGCTTTGGAACGTAATGGAGCCATTGTTCAGATAACTAGAAGGGCAGTAGAATGATTGATGTTATTGTTACTAGTATTGTCTATGCATTGCTAACTTTGTTCATAGCCTATCTTGGTTTTAAGAATGTTGTTCTACGACGCAAAGTAAACGATGCTATTGCAGACCAGCTACAGGTAACTATTAACCTTAATATCGTTAGGTCTGAGTTAGGAAAAGCCTTACAAGAGATTGAGAACATGAAGCTAGAAAAGTCTGATGACTTTGTTAAGTTTCTTTCTGATTCTCGTGACTGGGCATTTACTTACATTGAAGATGCTCAGGATAAAATATCTGAGTTTGATAAGCAGATTCAGGAAATCGCAGAGTGGAACAGGACCTATGGTTCTGTAGTTGGAGATACTCCACACAGCTCTAAGATTGAAGAAATAAATTTGGCATACGACAAGATTAGAAGTCTTTTGCCAGAAAATAAAACGCCTAACAACTAGGCATAAACAAGGAGAATAAAATGAATAAGGCAATGATTGAATCATACCTTCGTAACCTGCTGGGTGTAGTCCTTGCACTGGTTACAACCACAATGGCAAACAAGGGTCTCGCTTCACCACTTGACTTCAGTGTAGGCGACTGGCTAACTGTTGCTAACGGTCTATGGGCTGCTGCAGTTCCAACGCTTCTTCGTTGGGTAAACGCAAAGGACCCAGCCTTTGGTAGAATTGCAGAGGTTGCTGCTGCAGAGGTAAGCAAGAAAATTGCTACTGCTGCCAAGGAAGCTCCTGCAAAGGCTCCTGCAAAGAAAGCTGCTCCAAAGAAGTAGCATAAATAAAAAGATAGCCAGGGTGTTTGCCCTGGCTTTTCTTTTATTCAATTATAGATAAGTATTTATCTTTTAATACATCTGGTGAGAATGTGCTGTATCCTACATCAAATGCTTTTGCCTTTTGTTCTGCAATGTTTGTATGCTCCATATACATATCAACTAGTTTAGCCAATTCTGCTGGGTCTGTTTCATAAAGCTCTACAGGACCTTTAAACTCTACTCTACCAGCATATTCAGCCCTTACAAGCCATTCTTTTGGAAGGATGTGATTGTTTGGGGATATATCTGTCATAATGACTGGCAGTCCACTCAACAACGCTTCGTTCATTGGTAGGCATAGTCCACCATATTTTCTAGGTAGAACCATGAGGTCAAAGCCAGAATAAAGTTCTGCCCTGTTGTCTGGATTACTGTTGTCAATAGTTAGTCTTGGGTCGTCACAGTCTGGCTCATAGTCACCCTGAACCTTAACGACAAGCTCGTAGTCTGCTTTAGAATACTTAAGCATCTCTACAACAATGTCTGTTCCATTTCTATCGCTATTGGCTCTCTTGCCAGCAATGTGAAGAATCCTTTTGTGCTTTTTTGCTAGGTTAACTTCTTTGGCTTCTGAAAAAATTTCTGGTGTGGTTGGCGGTGGTAAGTAGACAAGGTTTGTAGCATGACCATAAGCCTTCTCCATAATGTCTATATTCCATACGCTAGGAGCAACCAATACGCTAGGAAGCCTCATTCCATCTACAACAAAATACTCAAAGAACTCATAGTTGTATTGTAGGATAGTTTTAATTCCACGTCTATGTGCTAAAGCAGACAGTCTTTTATTGTAAAAAATTTCACAACTGATTAGCACGTCAATTCCACTAAGAAAATCATTTACCTCCATGTTAGAAATAAAACCAGCCTGAGTTGTCTTGACATCATACCCATCATACCATTCTGGATACTGCTTGTTGCCATTAAAGTGAGAAGAGTCAATTAGCAAAATTTTGTCTGGCTGCAACATATCCACCAATTCTTTTGTTTGGTTGCCAAGTCCAGTTTTGTCTGCTCTTGCGATAATACCTAGTCTCATACCTGAGTCAACCCCCAGGCATCATCATCTCCAGTAAACTTTCTCAAGCCATTACGACCATCCAAGTGATATGAACGTTTGTTGTTTGTTTTGCTTGGGTAGTAAATCCAAAGCTTGTGCTCGTTCCATCCATCTCTAGTTCCGTGCTTACGCCACGGTACAATGTAAGCTTCATAAATAAGACTGTGAAGAACATCTTCAATAAATGTTCTATCTGGAAGACGTGGAATAATTTCATTCTTGTAGTAAGATACCTTTGTTAGGTGTGGTCTTTGGCTCCACTGGTAAGTCTGCAAGAAGCCATCTTCAAGTTCAAGCATAAGCCAGTCATGTACATCTGGGACCTTTGCTTCGTGATAAAAACGAATTGTATTGGCTCTACCAGACTCAATCATACGAATACAAGCCTCCCAGTTGATGTGCTCGTCTGTAACTAGTGGAGCATCTCCCTCTACATAAAGCATAAGTGGTGTCTTTACTAAATCAATAGTTTTCTTAATCATTGTGCTTTGATGTGAGTATTCATCAAAAATAATTGGCAGAACGTTTGTATATTCGTGAAGACACTTCCAAAGAATCCTATTCTTGTATTCATCGTAGTCAGCTTTGCGGTGTGACTGCTCTTCTCTTAGTCCATCAATCTGTAGAATGATTTCGCTATCAGGTAGATGATGCCTAATGCTTTTAATAGTCTCGTCAACAATGTGTGTATCTGGGTGACTAGGTATGACAGAGGTTACAACTATAACCGTTATGTCTTTTTTATCCATTTAATTGCTCCATAATCTTATATGCAAAGTCTCTCTTATACTTAATCCACCAGCTGACAGTCCTGTGCATATTAGCAGGATAGTCAACTAAAACATCAGAAACAATGCCGTTTAGTTTGTTCCAGTCATTGGTTTTTGGGACAGGCGTTTGTTGTTCAAAAACAAAATCCCAAAAGTTATACTCTTCATTCTTAGAACTCTTTAGGTCTGCAATTGGCAATGCCAGCATCTCTAGAGCTTCATAGAATCTGAATGAGTCTATTGTATCACTACCAGCAGGTGATGGAACAATCTTAGACTCAAGGAGGTGGGTAAAATATTCTTTAGGCTTGTAGCCCTGCGTAAATCCAGGGGTAGGGTTAAACAAAGCCCCAGGAACTTTAGGCATAGCCTCTGCAAGCTCCTTACGCCTATCGTGAGTAATCTGACCAGAGAAGAATACATCATTCTTTTTGTCTGTATAGTTTGGTAGATTATCTCTCATATGCGATGGACAGCCAATTGGCATCTTATAAAACTGTCCATGTCTATCTGGATATGGAGACTGAATCCAAATCTTAATGTCTGGATGCTTAATCTTGTCAGCCATAAATGAACCAGTCTCATCTCCAGTAACAAATAAAACAACCTTCTTAATCTTGTTTAGTTCGTCAGATACTTTGGTTGGGATACGTTTGTTTTCGAATCCGCAGATAACCACAAAGGCTTTATCTACTTCTGGTAGCTCAGTTGCCTCAAGATAGTCAACATTGTTTCTTTCAAAGGCTTCTTTTAGAAAACCAAAGTCCCACTTGTGGTCTGGAAAACTCTTGCCATCTAAAGCAAGCAGGTATGCCTTAATATTACTCATAATAAAGGTGTGCCTCGTGCTGGTAGTCAATCAATGTTTCTTTATATCCAAACTCATCTCTGAGCCAGTAACGAAGTTCTGCAAGATACTTTCCGTATTGATGAAACATAAACTCTGGGTGACCAGATAGCCAAATCTTTGGCTTGTAGTTTTTGAGAACATGGTATGCTCCACCAAGAACTTTCCACTCGCTACCCTCTACGTCAATTGTGATGGCGGTAGGTGGCTTAATACCATGGTCATAGACACAAGAGTCAATAGTAACCTGACCATAGTTATCTCCCTCAAGATAAAGCTCTTTGAATCCATGTGCTGCCTCAATCTTTTGACTAGCTTCTGGTGGAAATTCATTTTTATAAATCCTAGCAAGCTTATTAATTTGGTCAGAGGCAAATGCAGGAATACAGGCTAACGGAAGCTCTAAGTTGTTTGCTTCCCAAATTGCTGGCATATGAGACCAAACCTTTGGATTAGGCTCAAATAGAACTACTTCTGCTCCCCAAATTTGACAAAGAGCAGACATCTCACCTTCTTCAGCACCAACATAATAAACAACATCGCCCTTACCAAGACCGTCATGCATAGACTTTAGTCTAGGCTTTTCCCAGCCTTTTTCTGTATACCACTCTGGTCTATCTGCTCTGTGCTTTGGCAGCATCATTTCCCATTCTCCATTGAGAACAGCCTTTACCATCTCGGTCATAGTCCTAGCTCCTTTAGAATTGTTACCCATCTATGCTTGTATGTGTGTTCTGCCCTGGCTCTATTATGACCAGCAATTCTGATTGACTCTCGCTCTTCATCATTAACAAGATAGTAATCAATCTTTGCTTTTAGGTCTTGCAAGTTACCGTGCTCATAAAATACAATCTCTTTACCATCTTCAAAGTAATCGTCTAGTCCTATAATACGAGGGTAGATGGTAAATCCACCACGACCAGTAGACTCAAACAGTCTATCGCTAGTGTAGTATGGATAGTTAAAGTTTAGGTTTAGGGTATCACCAATGGCAATCTTGCTTTTAGCATAAATTTTATTTAGCTCTTCCCCACGCACAGTTCCAGTATCTCCGTCTCCACCAACGTGTAAGAAGCGAGAGCCATAAGTTTCTCTAAGGAAGTCAATCAGTTCTGGGCGGTAAGGATATTCGTGATGATATCTTTTGCTACCAACAAATATAACGTCGTAATCAAAATTATTTTTATCGTAAGACTTGTCTAGGTAACACTCTGGTCCATAAACTCCTGCGGTAAGGAAGTGACCCTTAACATTGGTATTCTCATTAAACCAATCAGCCATAAGCTTGTCTACAGTGAAAAAATGTCCAATAGTTTTGTAAAAATTGTCTTGCTCTAAGTCTTTTTGGCGGTCTAGACCAAACCAAAGGTCAAGGTGATAGGTCATTGTTGGAATGCCATGCTCGTGAAACTTTTCAAGAATGTGGTCCATCGAATAGTTTCCAGGAGTTTCCCATCCATGAGTGTGTACCCAAATAAATAGGTCAGCGTTGAATGCAACGGTCCTTCTATAAATTTTATCTGACGGCATGATGCGTTCTTGCATCTTCATTACCTTGTGTCCCAATGCCTCTAGGCTTTTTACGTGATGGTTTTCACTGCTGTATGGCACTTCAAAGTTGCCTAAAAATACTATGTTAGCCAATTATTTTTCCTTACTACTAGCCAAATCAATTATACCATGCTATAATGGTTATGTACCTGCCATTTGGGGGTACACAACTCGCTTAATAGGAGATGATATATATGGTTATTACAACCAACCCATTCGAAGCACTTGGTCTAGATATTGACAAGTTCTTCCAAACAACAAATGCCCCAGCATTCCCACCATACAACGTTGTCAAAGTTAATGACGACAAGCTAGTTATGGAATTTGCGGTAGCTGGCTTCAAGAAAAGTGATATCTCTATCACTACTGAAAAGAATGTTCTAACAGTAAAAGCAGACAAGGGAACTGACGAAAAGGTTTATGCCTATAAGGGCATTGCTGCTCGTAAGTTTACTCGTGCCTTTACTCTACCAGAATATTTTGAAGTAAACGATGCGTGGTTTGAAGACGGAATTCTTTTTATTGACTTGGTTCGTAATGTTCCAGAAGAAAAGAAGCCAAAACAAATCACAATTAAATAGTCATAAACTCCTGGGTATGAGTTGAAACTGCCCTATACCTATGATATAATTGAAATACATTTTTGAAGGAGATGATTGCTATGCCAGTAGGCGGTGGCGGAAAACCAGCAGGTGGATACCGTGCAGGTAAAAAGGGAAGTTATGGCTGTAGCGGTTACCCAACAGTAAGTGCTGACGGAACAGTACACGGATGTCACAAGACAAAGGAAGAGGCAGCTACCCAAGCTCGTGCTATCTGGGCAAGCGTTAACTCAACAAAGGCAGATGATTTGCCACTAGAAGATTTTATGGATATTGAAAAGGCTCTTGACATCACAGAGGGCGATTACGTAATGGGCATGACCATGGACGGCATCGTTGTAGGTCAGGTAGAGCACGTTATGACTGAGGGTGGAACCTATGGCACACCTGGAACTGCTCTAGCAATTGAGTCAACTCCAGAAGACCCAGCAATGGCTGTTAGAGTCTTTGAGGAAGAGGATGGTATGTACTATCCAACACCATATTCAATTGGTATGCTTTACTCTCAGGCAAAGAAGATTAGCCAGCCACCTATGGCAGATATGCAAGACGATATGCAAATGTCTATGGATGAAGAAGAGCGTTATGGCAGACATCACGGAGAAATGCACAAGGCAGACTCTTATACCCCAACTTCTGGAATGAAGTCTGCTGCAGCTCGTGCTATTCGCTGGAAAGAAGAAGGAAAGGCTACTGGTGCAGGAACTCCTGTGGGCTGGGGTAGAGCAAGAGACATCGTAGCAGGTCGCTCAATGTCACTAAGCGTTGTAAAGCGTATGTACTCGTTCTTCTCACGTCACGAAGTAGACAAAAAAGGCAAGGATTTTTATAACACAAGCAATCCTAGCAATGGTCGCATTATGTGGGATGCTTGGGGTGGAGACGCAGGATTCTCTTGGTCTCGTGGTATCGTAAATAGAATGAATGACAAGGCTTTGTTTGCTGACTTTGGCAAGGACTACACAAAGACAGAACGCATGGTTGTAAAAGCTATGGGCGTAGGCTCAATGGTTTCTTGGAATTCTTCTGGCGGTAGTGCTACAGGCAAGATTGTTAGAATTATTAGAAACGGAACATACAATGTTCCTAACTCAGACTTTACAATTACAGGAACACCAGACAATCCTGCAGTTGCAATTAGAGTTTACCAAGATGGTAAGCCCACCGATACAATCGTTGGTCACAGAATGAACACACTTAGGAGTGCGTAATGAAAACACTGGTTCACTTTACTGCTGATTGGTGTCAGCCATGCAAAAAGATGCAGCCCATTATTGACGAGGTAGTTGCAGATGGTGGCGGAGCATATATCAAGATTAACATTGAGAAAGATGCAGAGCTATTTGACAAATACACTTCTTATTTTGGTAGTGTTATGAGCGTTCCTACGTTCTGGAGTATTGCTAATGAAGAGCTAGTAGATAGCCATATTGGTCTAGCCACCAAAGAAAAAATCGAATCACTATATAAATAGTTAACGGTCCCATCGTCTAGTGGTAAAGACTCCAGATTTTCAATCTGGCAACAGGGGTTCAATTCCCCTTGGGACTGCTAAGGCATGGCTGCTGGGACAGAAATGGGACTGTAAATCCTGTGCAATTTGCTAGAAGGGTTCGATTCCCTGACGTGCCACTATTGACAAACAACTAAGTAGAAGGTATAATATAGGTATGACAAAACCAGACTGGGCAGAAAGACTGCAGAAAACATTTAAGCGTAAGTATGAGTTGGGCTATCACGAAGGACAACAGTTCGGATATGACGAGGGTTTTATGGTTGGCTCTAAGAAAGCCGTAGCAGAAGCTCGCAAGGTATTTATTAAAATAATCCAAGAAGAAATCAAGTCAGTATCAGAACCTATGATGGTTGATAAAGAATATCTAGATGGTCTCAACCGAGCCATTGACCTAATTAAAAAAGGAAAGTAATGCACACCGAACACCTACTAGAAATAGTATTTGGACTTGAGCATATGATTGCTGAGTTCTTTTGGAATATAGTTTTTGCACTTGCAGTCTGGGGACTGTCTAAGGCAAAGTTGTTTAGCTCTGTACACAAGTACATTGATACTAAGCACAAAATCACACACAAACCAGGAGAGTATTAATGTTAAAACCAATTGAAGATAGGGTTGTCGTAAAGCCTATCGTAGAAGATATTTCAACGACTGCTTCTGGCTTTCTAATCAGCAAGACTGACGAGAAGCCACAGGAAGCTATTGTAGTAGCAGTAGGTCCAGGAATTACCCTGCCTAGCGGAACCCATGTTGACCTTGACCTAAAGGTTGGCGACAAGGTTATTTTTGCTAAGTACAGTGGCACAGAAGTAAGCCATGAGAATGAGAACTATCTAGTGCTACCTTATCGTGACATCTTGGCGGTATTGGAGGAAGACTAATGGATGATGAAAAGTTTAACAAGCTATTCACTGATAGTATTCCAACAATCCACACTGTTCCAGGTATGGAAAACTATCTAACCATGTCTCGTGAACTTCTAGAAGACTACAAACGTCAAGCTAGAGCGGATGAGCGAGAAGCAATCATTAAGTTCTTAGAACTGCTAGCCCTTGACCCAAGTGGAATTAACTTGCAAGGTGCTATCGTACAACTACAGAAAAACAAGGAGATGAAGTGAGTGAACCAACAGTAGTCAACAATTACTCAGTTGACATTAGAAGTATTATCAATGATTACGTTTTTCGTGAGCGTGATGCAATTCTTGGAAGCCTAGTGCAAGCAGGTATTCTTCGTAAGGCTGATGATGGCAACGGATTCGTTGGCATTGTCTATGTTAACTGGGAAGAGCGTGGAACAGATGGACATGAGCCACAGCTATCGCTAATCACAGTTGGAGCACAGCCAGTAGAAGAGCCACAAGATGAACAAGATTAATGTACTTGATAACGGTTATGTCCGTCTCGTGGATGTTCTTGGCAGCGACTTATCTGTCGTTAACGCTGCACGTGTTTCATACGACAAAGAGGTAGAGGAGTTCGGACCTAAAGATGAAAAACTTATTAAGTTCCTTATCCGTGAAGGACACACTAGCCCTTTCCGCCATGCAGCACTCACCTTTGAGGTCTATGCACCTCTATTCGTCGCAAGACAGTGGTGGAAATACGCAGTTGCCTCAACACACGTTGACGAACAAAACGGATGGAATGAAAGCTCAAGACGTTACATTACAGAAGCAGAAGAGTTCTATGTTCCATCTGCCTCGGCGTGGCGTAGCAAGCCTGAGAATAGTAAGCAGGGTAGCGGTGAGCCTATTCATTTTAGTCTTGGTTATCATTACACTAACAAGCTAAAAGAGTTTATCGAAATGGGAACAGGTCTTTATCACGAGGCAATGGAAGATAATATTGCTCCAGAGATTGCTCGCTTGTTCCTACCTGCCTATGGTATGTATGTTCGTTGGCGTTGGACGGTATCGCTACAGGGAGTTATGACGTTCCTTGACCAGCGTCTGGAACATGATGCACAAGTAGAAATCCAAGACTATGCTCTTGCAGTTAAAGACTTGGCACACCAGGCATTCCCAGAAACCTTTAAAGCGTTACACTAAAGGTTTACCCCTATAGCTCAGTGGATAGAGCAAGAGCCTTCTAATCTCTTGGTCGTAGGTTCGATTCCTACTAGGGGTGCTCATACTTGCTAGGATTTGGAAACATTTCTTCTAGCAAATTACTAAGCTCATTAAATGTTTCGTCATTGCTAGACAGAAATGGCAGGTCACTTTTCATATCGCCAAGACCTGTTCCACTAAATACTTTAACATCATCGTGCTGTGTGCCACCTACGTTATGGATATTGCCATACGCTGACCGCCAAAGAGCAGGTAGTCTAAGAATATTAAAAAGCTTTTTCTTGTTCATAACCATAGGAGCGTGAACCTCATAGCTATAGATTGGTCCATCCTGAATGTGGCTGACTACACTTAGGGTGTCAACCAGCATTTCTCTGTATGCTGGACTAGTCTTAACAAGGTCTATATGGTCTTGTAGCAGCCCACGGTGGTATGGCTGGATTGATTCTACTGGCTTCATAATAAAGAAGTCGTCGTTCATAAGAATAAAATCGCTAGAAATCTCATATTTTCTACAGGCTACGTTAAGATTGTTCCTAGCATTATCAAACTTTAAGCCGTTTTGCTTTGTTCTGATAAAGTTTCCTGTGTACCAGTCTGGCTTTCCACCAACTACCCAAATGTTGTCGTGTGGTAGATTAGCAACAGCAGACCTAATAGAGTATCTTAATTCTTCGTTGTCTCCGTCTCTACAGATGTAAACTAAATCCATTATTCAGCCAATCGTTCATATGCCCAGCCAAGGACAGCAGCAGCTACCTCGTCGTTCTCCAGGTCTTTTTCCATTATGAGTTCTCTAAGTTTTGCAAAGAAAACATATCTTGGGTCCGATTCATTAATCTCGTCCATCATATAATTATAGCAAATGTTTGCATTTCCTGCTCTATCTGGTATAATGGATAGATGGAAGAAATTAAAGCACTCTTGGCTGAGTGGGAAGCAGAAGGTACAGCATCTGGTGCTGGTGTCGAAAAGGCGTATCGCATTCTAGAACTACTAGCAGCCAAGGTAGAACAGTTGGATGCCCAGCTTAACGGATAAGTATCGTTATCAAATTTTCCCAGAAAGAGTTTATCTCATTAGGGATAGTTTTGGCAATGTTATTGAAGTTACTGGACAACAAATAGTAGAAAGTTTAGGCAATGGACAGAAAGACAAAGAGACAGAACGACAGGCTTCTGAACTCAATCAAGCGTAAGGCTAAGAAAGATATGGAGAACTGGATGTTGGCTCTCCCAGAACTGCCAAGTGAAGGCGAAGTAAAGGCTTTCCAGGCTGGATACATTGCAGGTGTTAGTAGAGGTTCGATTGAAAATGAGAGAGTTTAACGAGCCATATTACAATGGCAACGGCTGTGTCTGTTGCGAGGCTCCAGAAGGGGTCGTAGAGTACCGTGAAAGGCTGCTAGAGGCTCTTAAACAAGAGCAGGAGCGTTCTAGGCTAGGCTTTATTCAATATAAGACTTTGGAAAGGATTGTCAATGAGACTCGTTGAGGGAACTCTAGCCATTGCTGGTATATTAGTTTTAGCTTTTATTACTTGGCTGGTTGAGAGATACAAAAAAGATAAGTGGGATGACCTAGATTTCTACGATGGTGAGGAATCTTAATGTGTTCTAAGTGTGATTTAGACTCAGAGCAGTCGGTGGTGTATGAATTAGATAGGCTGGAAGAACTTGGCTAGGATTGTTTTAGTTACAGGAGGTTTTGACCCAGTACACTCTGGACATATTAACTATATTAGGAGTGCTAAAGAGCTGGGAGATAAGCTGTTCATTGGTCTTAATTCTGATGCCTGGCTAACTCGTAAAAAGGGTAAGCCATTTATGCCATTCTATGAGCGTGAGGCTGTGCTAGACAGCATTAAGGGCGTTGATGGAGTATTTGGATTTGACGACTCCGATGGCTCTGCTAAAGATGCTATCAATGCTATGCTTAATCACTTCAAGAATGACCACATTATCTTTGCTAACGGTGGAGATAGAACAAGCATAAACATTCCAGAGATGGACATAGAATCTGACAGGCTATCGTTTGAGTTTGGTGTTGGTGGATTCTACAAAGCTAACAGTTCTAGTTGGCTTCTGAACGATTGGAAGAAAGATTAAATTAGTTGCCTTTGACTTGGATGGTACACTTACAGAATCCAAGCAACCGATAGACAATAAGACTGCTAGGTTTCTAACCAGTCTTGCTAATGATTATGAGATAGCCATTGTTACTGGCGGTACAATGGAGCAGATTAAAACACAGGTATTAGATAGACTGCCAGACTGGGTGCAAAGCAAGATGCATCTAATGCCCTGCTCAGGTGCTGAGTACTTTAGGTTTGGAGATACACTCTATCGTAAGTTTATCTCAAAGCAAGAGAGGGCAGTCATGGTTCCGATGGTCACTGGACTACTAAAACAGATGGGGTATTGGATTGAGAACCCTGCAGGAGACATCATAGAAGACAGGGGCTCACAGATAACAATCTCAGCACTGGGACAAAAAGCAAAGCCAAAGGATAAAGAAGAGTGGGACCCATACGGAAATAAGCGTAGAGAGATTAGGGATGCTGTCAAAGCAATGTACCCAGACTATAGCGTTAGAGTTGGTGGACTAACTAGCGTAGACATTTCAATGCCTGGGATTGATAAAGAGTTTGCAATCAAAGAGCTTCTTGAATGGAATCAGTTTGAGCCATCAGATGTTCTTTATGTTGGGGATAAGTTTAGACCAGGAGAGAATGACTATCCTGCTCTACTAGTTGGAGTCACCTGTCTAAGAGTAACAAGTTATACAGACACACCTAGGGTTGTTGGCAAGTATCTTGGCTAAGTTTGGTTGGTGTATGACAGGGCATCACAAGGACTGTATCGTAATAACTTCTTGGAAAATAGAATGCTCTTGTGATTGTCATAAATCTGTGATAGAATAGATACCTAACCACGCTGGTTGATTAAGTTCCTGGCGTGGTTTCTTTTTGGAGGGCAGTATGAAGTGTAACAAATGTAATACAGAAATGACCCCATTCGTATATGGATTTCCATCTGGGGAACTATTTGACCTAGCAGACGCTGGAAAGGTAATCCTTGGTGGCTGTAGTGTTGGTGAGTATCAGCCTACCCATTACTGTAATGTATGCCAAGAACAATATCCATCTAATGAGACAGAGTACTTGGGCTACGATGAGCTTGGTGTTTAGAGGCTAACGAGTCTACGCTTTGTAGGGTCAAACATCTTTGGGTGTTTCTTAGATGCCTTACCGTTATTGCGGTTGCTGTTGCGAACGTTGGTTTTCTTTGCTGCCATACCTATATTATACACTAAAAGAATTCACTTCGATTCATAATGTTGTTAACCTAATTAACAGATAGTGAAGTTATAATTAAAGTATTGCTAAGGAGGCAATTATGAAAAAACTACTAACTATCGCAGTAAGTGCAACACTAGCCATAGGAGTCATTACTCCTGCCCACGCAGAGACAACTGTGTCTGGCACTGGCTCTTCATATGTAAATAATCTAATGCAGAACTGTAAAGACGGTGCTGTAAGAGCAAACTATGTGGCATCTGGTTCAGGTGCTGGAAAAACACAGTTCGCTTCTGGCACGGTAGACTTTGGTGCTACCGATGCTCCATATCTACCAACAGACATAAAGCCAGACTTTCCATTTGGATATGTTCCAATTGCAGGTGGTCCAGTTGCTATTGTGTATAATGTCGAAGGCGTACGCTCACTAAGGCTGACAAGCAAAGTTATCTCTGATATCTATCTTGGCAAGATTACCAAGTGGAACGCTAAGGCTATTGCTGACATCAACAAGGGAGTCAAGCTTCCTAATACAAAGATTAATCCTGTCTATAGAGGCGATTCTTCTGGCACATCAGCAAACTTTACAACCTACCTAGCACAGACCGTTAAAGGTTCTGGCTGGGTCAAGGACTCAACATCATTCATGCTTGCTAACAAAGTTGTTGGAACTGCTGGGGTAAAAAGTGTTGGTCTAGCAACTGTAGTAAGACAGACACCAGGCTCAATCGGATACCTTGACTTGGGAGATGCTGTCGCTCAGAAGCTATCTTATGCATACCTGCAGAACGCTCTTGGGTCATTCGTAAAGCCAACAGTAATAAACTCTGCAACCTTTATCGCTGCTCAGACAGTGACTTCAGATGGGCTGGTCAAGTTTGACTACAACAAGAAGGTACGTGGTGGATATAACCTATCGTTGGTTTCATATGCTATCGTGTCACTAAAGAAGTCACTAGACAGTGCTGCTGTTAAGACATTCTTTAACTATCTTGTTAACAGCTGTGTTCCTGCTAACGGAGTTCGACTAGGATATGCTCCTATCTCTAATGCGGTAAAAGCATACGCTAGAAAGACTATCAATCTTATTGGCACAAAGTAAGCTCGGCGGAATAGGGGGAGGCTAGTCCTCCCTCTTTTTCTTTTCGGCGGAAAATAGAGGAACCAATGCTTGACAAGCAAGCAAGTAACCCTTATAATAGATATACAAGGTCCATTAAACGAGAGAGAACGAATGCAAACCTTTTTACCTTATAAAGACTTCGACAAGTCTGCACAAGCCCTAGACAGCAAACGACTTAACAAACAGATTCTAGAGTGCTACCAAATTCTTAATGTATTGTCTAACAAAGACCCACGAGCTGGATGGCGTAACCACCCTGCTGTAAAGATGTGGCGTGGCTTTGAACACCTACTACTTGACTACACTATGTCTATGGTTAAAGAAGCAAATGTTCGTGGTATTAAGACTGACAAGAACATGAGCAATCTTATGGACCTTATTAACACCTATGGTATTGACTGGGGATTTGACATTCCTGCCTGGTATGAGAATGACCTTACCATGAAGCGTCTTACCACTACACACAAAGCAAACCTATACAAGAAAGACCCAGTATACTACTACGACTTCTTTAGCTCGCTAGCAGACAGCAACCCTTGTTGCCCTAACCGTAAAGAACCGTGCAAGTATTACTGGGTGGCACATGAGGAGGCAGCATGACATTTTTGTGGGGTATGGCAGCAGGTATGGTATTAGCCTCTGCATTAAACCTATTATTTAAATACCTTGACTATCGTAAGGAAAACAAGTGAAGCTACCTAACATATTTAAATGGCGTGTACGCCTCGTACAGCAAGGCTATGACCTGGGATGGAAGCATGGCTACGAAGCAGGTATGGATGAACAACACAAACAGATTATAGATAAACTTAATCAGCTTATTCATGACGTTGATTGGCTCAAGGAAGACCCATATACTCGTAAAGAATTGATTGAAGTAATCAAGCAACACAGGTCAGACAAAGAGCCTGTTGGATGGTAAAGAAGTCTGACTTTGACCTTGACCTAAAATTTGGGGTAGAGGGAGAGAACACAGTAGCCAATCTCCTTAGTATAGACACCGTAGAGGTAAAGAGAGATGCTCGTTGGAAAGAAACAGGTAATCTCTATATTGAAACTGAGTGTTGGTATAATAGCTCACAGTCATGGGAGCCATCAGGTTTGTCTGTATCAAAGGCTACTCACTATGCTTTTGTGTTGGAGGGTATGGTAGTAATCCTACCAACAGACCAACTAAAAGAAATAACCTATAGTAATGGAAGACCTATCGAATGTAAGATAGAACCTAACCCATCTAAGG